ATGGCCTACGAGAGATTAATGGTCGGCCAGAAAAGTGACACGACATTTACTGGTCTCATTAAAGAGTTTTTGGTGTCCGGCGATTTCTGTGATTTGGCGAGTGAAACACAAAAAGACTATCGCAAACACTCCTCAAAAATAATCGCTGTATTTGGAAAAATGTCATCCAACAGTATAAAGCCCGAGCATATTCGAACGTATATGGATGAACGGGGGATAACAAGTCGGATTCAAGCCAACAGAGAAAAATCTTTCATGTCGAGAGTCTTCCGCTGGGGATACGAGCGCGGAAAAGTAAAATTGAATCCTTGCACTGGTGTAAAGCAGTTTAAGAAGCTCAGTAGAGAGCGCTATATTACTGATGAAGAATATAGTGCAGTCTATTTTGCCGCCTCTAACATTGTCCGCATCGCCATGGAAATAGCCTATCTGTATCTCACAAGACAAGCTGACGTGCTTGCGTTACGCCGTGACCAAATTAAAGACGCAGGGCTATATATCAGGCAGGGAAAAACGGGAGTAAAACAAATTAAGGCCTGGACCGGACGATTGCAGAATGCGATTGCGTTGGCCGATACCCTCCCCTTGAAGCCAGGGATAAGTAGCATTTATCTCATCCACCAAAGAGGTGGATGTCGGTATAGCCGTGATGTTTTTAATAGCCAGTGGCGTAAAGCCAGGAAAATGGCAAAAGAGTCACACCCTGAATTGGATTTCAATTTCACCTTCCACGATTTGAAGGCGAAAGGTGTTTCTGATCTCACCGGAACCCTCTATGAAAAACAGGCGATTTCGGGACATAAAAATGCATCGCAAACGGCACGGTATGACAGAAAAGTCGCGATTGTCCCTGTCGTCGGCGGGCAACAAGAAGAGCAATAAAGTGACGAAATTGAATGGTGAAACAGCCACAAAAGAGCAGGAATATGGTGAAACAATGGTGAAATAAGATTTGGGTCACAAAAAAACCGCCTCTCGGCGGTTAACGACATACTCATACTACTTTGTTTTACTTAGATTTGTTTCCATGGTGCCCGGGGCGGGACTTGAACCCGCACAGCCATAAGCCGAGGGATTTTAAAATCCGCGTTAATTTAATTTAAATCAATAGGTTGGATTAAAACGACCTAACATGAATATTAGCAGCCCCCCAAAAAATCAACAACTTACCGCATCCCCCAACCAGCAAGTTAGGAACAATATTTTGGGTAAGATATTCAAATTTAGGCCGGGCCATTAAGCACATTGATGTAGGTGCCAACTCATAGGATCAGTGTTGAATCGTCTGTATAGGCCAGAGCACTGATGAGCTGTTCTGAGTTGGTACTTTTCAGTAGTGGGAAATTTATCAACTTAAAACCGTTACTGAAACAGATATCACACGTCTTGTTCTCAGTATCGAGCACTATTTCTTTAAACGTTTTGAAGATAAAACGTCTGCATTTCTCCCGGTCCTCTTTTAAGGTTAAATCCAGATTTGTTACATCCTCACTAACGGCCAGCCTCTGCTTATTCTTAGCTACACGCATTGTGACTTCATTACTTTTGAATTCTTTATGCAGTGCCTTTATCTTTTCAGCCAAAGCAGTCACTTCAGGTGCTATTTGTAATGCCTCAATCAGCTTATCAATACTTTTAAGAACCTCAATATTTCTATCCTGAAGCGAACGGGTCGATCCTCTACTGGTTGAATTAGTCTGGAACTTGTCAGCATGGATAACAACTGTAGTTATCAGGTTTACATCCGCAATATCACGCCTAATCGATGGTGTATTACAACGATGTAGCCGACGCATAGGGCATACATAATACCCCATCCCTTTGCCATCTATGGAATTGAGAATGATACTGTGACCACATACTTTACATTTCATCACCGAACGGAAGAGATTAATTAGATAGGGGTTATCAGTGTGCTTGTCTTTGCCAAAGGGTGGTTTTCTGAACTCTCTGACAGCGTAGAAAGTTGTATCGGAAATGACTCGAGGAAAATAGCCCGGTATTTCTTGTATTCCATTGGCTATCGTACGGTATGACGGGACATTTATTCCAATCAGAGCTTTATTTACCAAAATTTTTTCAATTGTAGAAGGGTTCCAGACGCCAATTTCTCCCGTTAGTGTTATCACCTTTTTATCATTCAGCATTTTAACTATTCCATTGAGAGATTGCCCTTTTAATCGTAGCCGAAATATCTCTTTAATCGTCCGGGCATGTTCAGGTATCAGCTCGAAACTATCTCCTCTTTGGTTCACCTTCAACCAGCGAGGGCAACTTCTGGTAATTATTTTGCCCGAGGCCGCTGCTTCCTCCCTTTTCTTCTTCCATGCAGACTTCATCCGGCGTGATTTAATTTCACTTTCTTCATTAGCCCGCTGCGCAATTAGAATGGCTTTTATAAGTGAGTATGGGTCATCCAAAGAATCTTTAGTGTAATGAGTATGGTCGCTAAGGGTAACAACATCGATACCGGCCTTTAATATACTTTTAAGCCGCTCCGTTGCCTCCCCTATTTTTTCACGTGACAGGCGATCCAGACTTTCTACCAGTAAAGCTGTCCCATATTCAATGTAGCCACCCTCAACGGCATCCATGAAGTCTGAGAATGCACCACGCGTGGCGTGAGTTCCGTGGTAAGCACTGATACCTAAATCTTTATAAGTTAGGTCGTCTAGAAAATAGTCTGGATTGGCCTAAAGCCACTCTTCCACTAGCCTATTTTGCCTTTTTAAAGAATCGCCATACTGCTGAATAGGCGAGGAAAATCGGAGGTATGCTATAGCTTTTTTCATAGCCCGCAGCCAACATAAAGATGGAACTAGATACTGGCATACCGGAGTTGAACAAAAAGTGAACTCTGTCAAATCTTCTCATTGCGGAACAGAGCTATTGATTCGAATGTAAGATTTACATATTGATAAATAGTTTCAACCATCATCCCTCCCTGATATACCCCCAGTATTTGTGGAGCAATGAATCTGTTCTATGATGCCAACCACATTGATGAAAACTTAATACAATTATTAATGTTATTTTAAACTGATTATTTGGATACATAAATTTAGATACTTAAACGAAAAACAGGAAAATTCCTACAAAACCAACCCTGGTGTCTGATTACTTTTTGACCTAGATCACGTTATTGTGAGCTCATGAATTATCGTTGCAGTAATAAGTTTGATGCTCATGTGTATTTTAAAAAGTAAACGAGAATTCATATTAATAAATTCATTCTTTTTATCATATTAACATCAGGGTTATTACTTAAAATGAAATTATTTAACTACAAATTATCTTGTATCGCCTTAACTATTATATCTGCGATTAATACCACAACTTCTTATGCTGACATCGGTTTTACAGGTGATGTAATACCTGACTTACCTGACTGGGATATTCCGGGGGTAATAATTGTTGGTAATACGTCATTTGGTGCTATGGAGATTTTCAATAGTGGACCGGTGAACAGCGGAAATGGTGGAACGTTGACCAGCGGAAATGTCGCCGCTGGGCTATGGAGCTATATTGGCTATAGTTCTACAGCTACCGGTGAGGTAGTTATTACTGGCTCTGACTCTAAATGGATTAATAACGGAGTGCTCTTTGTTGGTTATAACGGTAACGGCACATTACAGATATTGGATGGTGGAGTGGTAAATAACCCTGTTAACGCGACACATGTTGGTTTTGGTGTTGGAGCTGTTGGTTATCTTGAAGTCAGTGGAACTGGTTCACAATTAACCAACGGCGGTGAGTTACGCATTGGTGGCGAAAATGATAGTAATGGCATGATGCGAATTACCGATGGTGCTGTAGTCACTAACCAAAATGATGCTGATATTGCGTATCGCCCAGGTTCAACCGGTAGCGTTGAAGTCACAGGTCCAGGCTCAATCTGGAATGCCGGTAATCGTATGTTCATCGGCCATGAAGGTGATGGCAGTCTTAAAATCACCAATGGCGGCGTTGTTACCACGGCAACGAAAGCAAGCGTTGCGGCAGGAACTACTTCAACCGGTTATGTAGAAGTGAGCGGTGCAGGTTCCCGCTGGCAAGTGGGTACATTGCTTGATATAGGAACAAATGGCCCTGCCACTATGGTTGTTTCTGATGGTGGTGTAGTAGCCAGTCAAAGCGGGAATATTAATGACTCTATCGGAGTGGTAGAAATCACCGGCACCAACTCTCGTTGGGATAATGCCGAGACCCTGCAAATTGGTTCATTTTACGCATCAGTAGGTTCTAATAGTACTCTAAATATCACTAATGGTGGTGTTGTAACTGATAGTTTTGGTTATGTTGGTGCAGGAAAAGATGCCACTGGGCGAGTAAATATCTCAGGTACAGATTCTGCTTGGCAAAACTCTAACAGCTTGGTTATAGGTAACAATGGGAATGGCTCTATCGTCGTCTCCGATGGCGGGAGTCTCACTAGTTCTGGTAGCTATATCGGCTATGTCGCTGGCTCAAAAGGTGACGTTTTGGTCACGGGTGTTAACTCCAATTGGGTTAACACAGGTGATATTCGTTTTGGGGAGTTTGGCGGTAACGCCTCGCTGACTATTAATAACAGTGGGACTGTTCAAACCGATAATTTAACCATTGCTAAAGATGCAACTTCAACCGGAGTACTGAATATTGGTAGCGCAGCTAATTATACTGCGTCATCAGCCGGTTATATTAATACATCACTTATCACCTTAGGTAGCGGTGATAGCTCAATTGTCTTTAACCATATTGATACTGATTATCAGTTTAATTCTGCCATTGCTGGCAGTGGTAAAGTGGCAGTTTACAGTGGTATGACGGTACTAAATGGCGTAAATACCTATAGTGGTACGACAACAATTAATGCTGGCACCTTAAAGGCTGGTGCAGCAAGCGGCTTCAGTGCAGCTTCTGAATATATTGTCGAGACTGCGGGGGAACTGGATTTAGCCGGTTTCGACCAGACACTGAACAGTCTAAGTAATAGCGGTACTGTGAGCCTTAACGGTGTACCAGGTACGATTCTGACGGTATCTGGTGATTACATCGGCAATGACGGTTTGCTCAATTTTAACTCAGCACTCAATAGTGATGCTTCAGTTACTGATAAATTAGTCGTTAATGGTAATACTGCTGGCACCACTCATGTGGCTGTAACTAACTTGGGTGGCAGTGGCGCGACGACATTAAACGGTATTGAGTTGATTAAAGTGAATGGACTGTCGGACGGTGAATTTATTAAGCAGGGACGTATTGTTGCCGGTGCGTATGATTACTCTCTGGCTCGCGGGGTAGGAACCAATGCGAGTAACTGGTATTTGACCAACGCAGTCGATCTTACCAACCCTGTTGAACCAGCATTAATTATTGAACGTCCAGAAGTTGGCAGTTACACAGCTAACCTAGCAGTGGCAAATAATATGTTCGTCACGCGTTTACATGACCGTGTGGGTGAAACCCAATATATCGATGCATTGACTGGCGAACATAAAGTAACCAGCATGTGGTTACGTAACGAGGGTGGTCATAACCGTTCTCGTGATACTTCGGGTCAACTGAGTACACAGGCTAATCGTTATATCGTGCAACTAGGGGGCGATATTGCCCAATGGAGCAATAACGATAAAGACGGTATCCGTCTGGGTGTTATGGCTGGGTATGGTAACAGCAAAAGCACCACTGTTTCACAACTGTCCGGTTACAACGCAAAAGGGACGACTGATGGTTACAGCTTGGGCGTATACGGTACTTGGTATGCTAACGAAGCCGATAAATCTGGCTTATATGTGGACAGCTCTGCGCAATACAGCTGGTTCAACAACACTGTTGACGGTCAAAGCTTGGAAAATGAAGAGTACAAATCTAAAGGTGTGACTGCCTCTCTTGAAAGTGGTTATACCTTTAAAGTGGGTGAAAATGCAGCTAAGAATGCCACCTACTTTATCCAACCTAAAGCGCAGATTTCCTGGATGGGTGTTAAAGCTGACGATCATAAAGAAGCCAACGGCACTAATGTTTCTGGTGAAGGTGATGGAAATATCCAAACCCGTCTGGGTGTAAAAGCCTTTATGAATGGTTACAGCGATCTGGATAAGGGTAAAGACCGTGAATTCCAGCCATTTATTGAAGCAAACTGGATCCACAATACCAAAGATTTCGGCACTACAATGGACGGAATGACCGTTAAGCAAGACGGTGCGGCCAATATTGGTGAGCTGAAAGTGGGTGTAGAAGGCCAGATAAATAAGAGAGTGAATATCTGGGGTAATGTCGGACAGCAAATTGGTAATAAAGGCTATAGCGATACTGCAGTGATGTTAGGAATTAAATATAACTTCTAATACTGGCTAAAAAATTATAGGTAAACAGACCGGGCAATTAAGCCCGGTTTTGCTATCCCTATTCCGGCGCTGTCGGCCACCCAATATCCGGCGCAAGAGAAACATCAGCGTTTTTCACTGCAATACGGTATTGCTTCCACGCTTTCAAATCAGATCGCAGTTTATCTGGCACATCTTTTTCGCTATCCTCTAACCCTTCTATCTCATCTGTAATAGCACCTATCATGTCCGATGCGTGAGACATAAGGGAGGCTTTCTCAAGATTAGAGGGAGCTAAAAGCGACCCTTTTAAAATATCGATATCTTCGGGTGACAGTCCACCCGTTTCTACCCATGTTCCACCAGTCCACTCGCCAGTTTCGCTATTCTTTATCGCCCCTTGATATTGGGCTTTGTAATAACCGTTACCCACTAAGTCGGCTGTCCAGTTATCGGGTGTCGCACCTTCAACATGATCTTCCAAATAGAAGCCATGAATATCTAATATATTAATCTTCATAATCCCCCTTATTGTAGAGAAAAGTTGAACAACATAGATATTGTCGCGCCAGATATAAAACCGGCAGTTTTTATAGTGCCATCAGGATTTACTGTAACCCTTGGGGATATAGCATTTGCACCCGCAGCACCCGCTACCACACAAACCACAGCAAAACTTGGTCGGTAACCAAGCGGTAATGTAGTAATAACAGATCCGTCTATATACGCCCCATTCTGTAAGGTAGCCTCGATATATACATGCCCCAGAACTTTACGGTACACCCCTCTTGTCGTCGGGTATACAGTCCAACCACTCAGTAGGGTAAGATTAGTCCAAGGGGTATTAGCTACCTTGCTTGCCGTAAATGCATCAGACTCAACAGTAGTCATACGAGAACTTAATAGTGCAATTTCAGTTGCCAGCTCCAGCGCATTTATCTGGCCTTCATTGAATGCCGTACCAGCAAGTAGAATGACATAGCAACCCGTTGCGTTGAGCATCCGAGTTTCTGCCGCAACACGAGGTGTTCCATTTGTTCCATCGTCTTTTAAAACTAAGTTTTCGGTGACTGCGGAGGTATTAGCGATAGTGTTCACCCCAACAGTACCACCGGTACCAACATACGCGAAAACACCACTATTACGTGTGCCGGATAGTCCAATTGCATGCCCTTGAAAAGCATCCATCTGAATAGTGCCGGTAACCCCATTTGATTTAGCGCCATCGCCACGCCGGACAGGCGCACCCACACTACCGGGGGATTTGCCGTTCTCATCGGGCAGCCTAAATGTTGTAGTGCCGTTGCCGCTTGACCACTTCATTCTTTTGAGGGGATCGGCTTGCCATTCAGCCTCTGTAATTACAAGGCCTTTAGCTTGAGCCGCCGCCCATGCATCTGGGAATAAAGCCCTGCTAAGTTCTTGTCCATCGCGCGGGGCCGTTCCCTCTGGGATGTGTGTGCGGTTATCTTCCCACCAACTGAACAGTAGCGGTAAACCGCCAGCTGGCTTTGCGTCTAACTGTTGCTTAGTGACTGCACCTTTCGGATCTGTGGCGTCACCGGCTAATATTACCGGCCCTGTAAATGTGCCGCCTGTAGTATGCATAAGTAAATCGGGGTTAACGCTTTCAGCAAATTGTTCCGCTTCATCTCTGGCAGTAACTGCCCCATCTTTGCTTTGTGTAGCTATTGTTGCAGCCTCAGATGCAATCGATGCCGAATCTGTCGCCGCCGCAGCAGCATCGCTGGCTGTCGTAGCGGAACCAGAAGCCGATGTTGCAGAACCTTCCGCTGCCGCTTCTGCTGATTGGGCCGCTGTCTTTGCCGCGACCGCTTCATCTCGTGCCGTTTCCGCCCCAGCCACCGCCTCTCCGGCGTTCTCTATCAGCTCCCTGTTATCATCAAACCACGTTTTCGAGTCATTAACCCATGCAGTCAGATCGCTCAAAGATGGAATAACCACAGTGGAACCATCAGGTGCAATAATGGTGACATCGCCTGTACCAGTGGTTATATCTTGCCAGTCTTCTAATAACTTCTGATATAAAGCCAATTGCACGGCTGTTCTACGCGCCAAGTCAGACATTGAATTTGATACAGTCGTGACAATTGCATATTTAGAATTGGTAATTGCTGATGTTAAATTCTTTGTTACTCTTATTTTAGTATCGCTATCGACAGCAAGTATTTCATATATTACAACCTGCCCAGAACCAGGAATAAATATCATCTGCCCCGAAGCAATGCCAAATATTGGATTATTCCATAGCGTACCTGTTCCGGTAATCACATTTGTCCCAGCTACTGACGTGACTGTTCCTGCCTCATACCAAGACATAATTGTATTCCTATTGATTTTAAAAGTAAGTGTCTGTATTTAATATGGGTAAAGCCAGTGGGCTATTGCCATATTTATTGTCATTAATCGGTACGCTATTTACATAAGCGCCTTGGCCAGCTGTGATGCTAGAACCCGACATCCGCATAGCAGTGCGATACCAACCTCTGTAGCCTCCACTTTGCTCATTCCCCGCAGGGAGACCACCAAGGCTAGGCAGAGGGATCATGGGTCTGGCTATTCCAGTGTTCACCCACGCATTGGGCGTAGAACTCAATTGAGTTGTATTAGCCAATATTAAAGGGGGGTATCGAGATGAGAACGTACATTGTCCTGACGTATTGAATATAGCAAGTCCAGCAGTGCCGGGGCTTGGTGGTTCGGGGAAGAAACCCGTGGTAAAAATGCAAACATTCGCAACAACAGATCCATTGCCTGTTGAACCTGTAGAGTTTATAGCAAAGCAGTGGATATTCTTACTTGGGGCGTCATACAATAACGACACATTAGGATCGGTCCAATTAGCAAAGACGATGGCATTTTCACGGTTTGGTATACCAGCTGGTACTTGCCAATCTGACGATATAGTTACCTGCCCCCTCCATGTGCAAAAACCCAATACCGACGCATCAGATATAGCCATGAAATTAGCCGAATTTTGCAGAAATAATCCGTAAGTGCCGAATGCTGGTGAGTTTGGAATTTCAAAAGCTGAAAATGTCGCCCACCCCATATTATTATTTGAAGTGGTAAAGGTGATGCGATTACCATTCATTGAATACCCGGTGACATACCACGCATATGCGCTAGCTGACCCCGCAGGGGTGGAAACTCCTCCAAATGAAGTTGGAACCAGATACAGCTGACCTCCAGTGTAGCCATTCAGTATGATTGACGGCGGATTTCCCGTTCCCAATGTATCATAATTACCCAGGAACTTGAGTAGCCGGGTTCCTGATGTCATGTAAATACCCTTCCCACCATCGCTTGGGGATACATATAAAATAGGCTCAGCCATTAGAAATACCCTAGTATTATCGCAACCTGACCATTGGCATGATAAGTTCGCTGACCGAGATAATTAATAACCGTCCTAATTCCATTTGTAGTGTTATCCATGGTCACATCACCTCTGAACGTTGCATTATTAAATTCAGCATTACCATTTTTATTAATTGACCATCCAATAGACCCAGGAATGTAATTAGATGATTGGATGTATTCGCCTATTTTTGCATTGGTTATAGAGCCATCTTGAATGAACGCAGACTTCAGGAATGTTTGTGATCCTGTAGCGGCAAACGCTAACTCATAACCACCGTTATTGGTGTTATAAACTGCAAAAGTATCTGCACTGAAAAGAATATAACTTTTTGCCACTCCATCACTCACTTCGGCTGCGATTGACATCCCAGCAGATACATCCTGCCCGTTATAAGTAACACCTGCATTGACGCTATAAACAGCCGATCCTTGCCCTGTGTGATCGAACTTAGTTGTTGCCTTTGTTTGAATGGCTGCTTCCTGCTGATCAAATTGAGCAGTGACCAACTGTTGGTATTCAGCAAATGATTCTTGTTCATTGGCAATGACAGTTCTCACTTCAAGAATCTCAGCCTTTCCACGGCCAGACTCGGCCCTCCATCGACGAATATCAGCATCGTTGGCTATTGCGTTTTCAATTATTGCATCACTATTTGTATCTATTTTTGTGGTTATAGATTCAAATGCTTCCGATCCCCTGATTGCATCATCAATATAATCAATCATGCCGGGAATATCGGAGGATGCTACGCCGGATGCCTCAACAAATTCAGAAACACCAAAGGCATTACGAGTCCTGACGTAAACATAATAAGTCGTGTCCGCCTTGAGTCCGTTCAGCGTCCATTGAGTTGAACGCCCTAAAAACTGAGCCTCATTCTCAATATTTGCCGCGCTTGATGCTGGTATTTCTCCTGTCCACCAAAACTCAAAAGTAGTATCTGTTGTCGCTGTAATGTTCATTACTGGCACGACATCAGCAGAGAATATGCCTGGCGTCCATCGAACTGAAGATGGCATTGGTGGTGCCCCAATGAGCAAGCTAACCTGTGTTTCAGCCCCTTTCATACCGTTATCATTACGCCCACGAACGCCGAGCGAATATGTTCCGGCTGGGATGCCAAAGAAATCATAGCGGAATTGATCTGTTTCGTACTGAGCGAAAACTTTTCCATCCAGGGTATAAACCAACAACTCAAACACAAGCTTTCTGGTTGTAGTGGCTGTTTCCCACGAAGCGCTTACTTGAACAGTTTCACTGTTTGTATTGATTATCCGAAGGTTCTCGATATTTGGAACGCGATAGCCATTTAGTGTATCGGAAGGGACATCAAAAACGGCTCCTTCGTCAACGATGGCTTGCTTGTTGGGGTTATGCAACGTTGCAGATATGCTGTAGATAGAGCTATTTTCATCTTCAGAAACACCCATTATGCGAAACAACCGCGTAGATACTTCACTGGTTGAAATTGCAAACGTAGTGCCATCTCTAACCCATGCTGGAGCTACTTTCAGCGTGATAGCTGAACCATTAACTGAGGCAATTTCATACTTAGTGAATTTCGCGTTAGGTCCCATGATAGACATGGTGTCACCATTGCCAGCCAATGCCGACACATCTGCGTCAACATTGATCACCACACCGCTGTGACTAACTATGCGGCCACCGAGCCTGGTTGCTGCTCTGTTGTTATCCATTAACTCAATGATGTCGCCTGGAATGAAACCGATAGCATCCCGCGCCATACGAAACGTTACTTTGTCCTTTTCAAGCTTGGCGCTTTCAACCAACCATTTTGCTGTCCTACGGGCCTGACCGCGTGACGTACAACCAAAGGCTTCAATAGTGGTCTCGTTGTATGCACCACTGCTGCTGATCATCTCATCATCAGAGTAGTATTCCTTCACTTGCTCCCAGCCGTTATTTGGGTCAGTCCATGACACGACAACCGCGTTGTAACGCTCTGACCGCTTCATTGCGCTATAAGTGAATAGCCCATCAACGACGCTGGCATTCGTTACAACGGTTACCGGATCTTGTGGCCGGTCTATCATGATGGAAAAACGCATACCATCCCACAAGGCTATGCCGCGGAACATGCCAGCAATATCATCCAACAGCTCACGTGCACTTTTCTGCTCGGTGATGTAGGCATTCAAGGTAAAACGCGGTTCTTCGCCACCGAAACCATCATCAACCTTTTGATCACAAAATTGGGATAATACATACAGACTGCCGTCATCAACATCGATGTACCCAGCGCGGCGAGCCAGCCCATAGCGCGTATTTTTGACCAACATACGGAATATCCACGCAGGGTTATTGGTCCATGCAGATGTGAAACCACCCAACCATATCCCGGTATATGTGCGTGTTATCGGGTCGTAATTGTCGGGGACATCAACAATTATGCCTCTTAAATGAGAAGTTCGATTTGGTGTATCGGTGTACTGATCTCGGTCAATTACGGCACCACAAACAGCGGTGTATGGGTAAGAAAGGTTATCGTCAATGATTTCAGTGTAGCTATTCCACGCAGTGCCATTATTTAGAAGGTCACTCGTGCTATCTGGAGTTACGCGGCGCACACGGATATCAAATGGCTTGGTCTCTGGGGCATCAATAACATGGGCCTCCAGATATTCACCTGAAATCTTGCCTGTGATCGTTACCGTTTTTATCGGCGTAAATGCACCATTTCCCACCCTTGTCTCAATAACCATCGTTACCGAGGTATTTCTTTGGTTACCCTGTGTATCCTGCTCAACCAAGGCATTAACGCCCACATTAAGCCGAACGCGCGTTACGTTATTATCAGTAACCGTGCGCACCAGAGGAGTGGCCTGCGTAACGTCTGTATTAACAATAGTGGTGGACTCTATAGCAGAGAAACCATTGATTGGGAGCTGCGTTGCTGATCCTGGACGCCAAGAGACACTCACACCAGGGACACTGACGACACCGGTATTATTGGTAATTGGCGTTTTATTCAATCTGAATGAGGAGAGGTGTTCCTGATCTACTGGGCCGTAAATTGGCCCCTCAGAAATAATGTCCAGAACGCGATAGAACTGCTTTGACGTGAGGTTGTCATTAATAAGTGTTGGCGTACTTCCGCCACCGCCGCCTGAACTCATATTTTCACCTTAGCTAATAGAGATGTTCCAGTCTTTGTTATTGCTGGTATCAATACCAAGTGACCCCACGTTTGACCCAACAACCATTTCACCCAACAGCAATGGAACAGGACGCCCCTGTCCGACTTTGTTTTCAGCGCTAGTGTATGAGTTGTTCGTTATCGAACCGCTTTGTGCTGATTCAGCCGAGGTCTTGGTTTTCATGTTCGAGGTCATATAGAGCGAATAAGCTACAGAGGCCACGGTAACGGCGACCATGATCCACGCTGCGGCCACAGCAGTTATTGCCCCCTCAACAACCGGAACAAACAAGACCGTCGCGCCATCCCTTAAGTGCCGATCCATATGGAAATTAAGCGTGTCACTGGAAACGTCATTACCATCAATCCGTATTCGAATTTTTGATTTATAGAAGTCACGTTTGAATTCAGGACATTGAGCGAGAAGAAGGCGCAACCCCTGCGAAGTGGTATCCACTTTTAAAGTGACCTGGCGGAAATGTCGTCGAAGATTCCCCGAAAATCTAAAGATGAGCATTGTTCATGTCTCCAGATTGAATGAGTAAGGCGCAAATAAACAGGCCGCAAAGGTTCGCGGCGGCTTAGGCGACCGGTATTTTCATGATGAAGAATGGTGTTATCACCAAGGTAAATCATGGCATGGCAAGGGTCTGACTCTGGAAAAGCTCGCCGAATAAACACATCACCCAGCTGGACGTCTTGCATATCTACTTCATGAAAACCATTGGCTGCCATGTTTTTCAGATAAAGGTTTTCGCCCCGCAACCACCACCCGTTAGTGCGTTCAAAATCAGGCAAGTCGATGCCGCACAGGTGATAGGCGTCACGAAATAGCGTGTAGCAATCCACGACCCCATGAATAAAAGTCCGTCCCAGCAAATGCGCCACTGGCCTAAATTTCCGTATCTTCCCACCGCTCGCTAGCCACCAATCGATACCGGTTGCCAGTTGTCCGGTTCGGTCTGCGCCAGACAGCACAAGTTTTAGCTCTGGGTGAGAATGAAAAACGGCGGTGATCTCTCCCGCCGCCTCAGCATTCAACCAATCATCATCGCTTATCCTGAAATGTCGCTCAGGTGTCGGATGGCTATTCCTACACCTAACCATACTCCTTCCATCAACTATCAGGCCGCAAACCTCATCACCAGACGAGGCCGCGAACTCAAGGCATTCATTCTCAAGCATCATGACACCTTAGCTGATCCGGGGAAGCAGCCTATTGGTAGCGGTGAAGGTTTTGGATGGCGAAAACGGCACCCTGATGGATGCTTCGAGCACTTATCTTTTGACGGGTCAGAGGTAGGGTTATCTTTATCATCAGCAACTGGCGGCCCTGAGTAACCACAGCCATCACCGCGATATATCCACTGGCAAACGTCAGCCAGAATGGTTCGCGCGGGTATAATGGCATTATCGCAGTCAACTGGAGTGGCAAGGTTGTAAGTCACTGTCTCGAAAGTTTCCTCAACCATTTCTTCAATCACGTAGCGGGAAACAGCTTCCATCGTGGTGTCCGCATCTGGATTGCCACCAGGGAAATTAACCGCATCGAGATTTTTAACCAGAACCTGCCGCCGCGTTACGACCGCACCCAGTGCATCATCAAAGTCGCTGTTAATACCGGTGATTAGGCCTGTGATGTTGGCAACCTTCATTGTTGGCCGCGAGTAAGTCCCTTCTGACTTAACTTCAAACCCTTCAACCGCTATTGGATAAGCCGAATATTGCCGCCCTTTCCAGATAACATCACCGTAATAACCGTTGGTTCCAGAGTGAAAACGGATAACATCACCGCCAAATGACTGCAAATCAACCTCGAACAGGTCAATCATTGCGCCAACGCCAGCATCAACGCTCGCAATAATGAGTTCTGCTGGTATATCTCTCATATTTCACCTATAAAAAAGCCCACTAAATGTGGGCATTGGCGTGTTTATTGATCAACTCAATGGCGATTACCGGCTGATCTTCTATTGTGTAAGGTCAGCCCACCCTAGCCATGCGCGGCTTGAGTGTTATCTATCGGAGGAATGGCTGATTTACTCTGGGATAAGGAAATAAAAATGTTAAAAGATTATGATTTTATGAAACCACTTAGCCAGCAGCTTAATACCGTACTGCCACAATTTGATCTACATGCTGATGCCATTGATAAAGCGCTACCTTTCTATCTCGCTATCATTGCCAAGTCATCAGGGAAAACCGCGCAGGAATTCTTTGGCTACAACATGAAGGCATTGGAATTAATTTATGGTGCTTCACATGACGGTAAAAACGCTAAAGAATTGGCGGAGTCGGCTTATGCTTATTCGATAAATGCCAAGGCCAGAGAGATATTCGATAAACTGGATAAAGTAGAGGAATGATATTCAGGCGCGGTTATTCCGCGCCTAACCCCAACTTTTGGCAGTAATTACGAGCATATTCTTCTGCTCGCGTCATAACACCACTAAAGGTACTTTTATCGGTATAATCTTCAACATAATGTATTGTTAATGTGGATCGATCATTTTCATCATCAGTAAATCCACTCACGTGAACTTTAGAATATAATGTTTTTATCATACCGAAGCTGAAATCTTTACTTTTCTCAACTCGGTCTTCGTAGTCTGGTGCTACGCGCATATCCCGCACTGGTGATAAAACATCAAAACGCAACTTTAATCGTTGAGTGGACGCCAAAGCTTTAGAGTTATCACTTGTGACTTGATTGACTCCAACCCGCACTGAGTACTGGCAAGCATTAGCCTCAGCGTTTTCAATAATAGCTGATACATTTGAGTCTATATTTGGCTGAATAAAAGCATTAGCTATAAAAACCTCACCCTCCTTGATCGAGAAGTCACCACCAACCAGACTGGTAACTACTTCTTTAAGGGAACTAACTTCACTTTCTAATTCTTCAATTCTCTTTTCTAAAGTCATAACTCACTCCTGCCTTTCGGCGTTAATTAACGTGGTACTTGCTCAAACGTGCATGACAATTCAAATGCTGGGCCAGTCTTTTTCATTGACCACGAACGGCACACATAAAGCGCCTGAACGCCGGTATCCGATGGTGTCCAATAGAACGATTCGACCGCCATTCTCGCCTTAATGAATGCTTCTGCTTGCTTTGCTACATTCGGTTTATTGCATAGCCCGCCAGCTCCTATAAACGTCAGGGAATAGCTATCCATCAGCGGATTAATGCCTTTGACCTGCCGCTGTTCGTAACCATCGCCAAGTTTAACGACGGCTACATTTGGCGCGCGGGAAGCCGTGAAGCCTTTTTGTGGGCTCCATGTGAATGTTTCTGGCATGGGGTACTCCGGATAATAAAAAACCCGCCTGAGCGGGTTAGTATTTTGGTACAGGAAGAACTTAAATTTCTGATGCCAGTTCTTTTAATTGCTTCTTGGCTTGCTCGAAAATTCTCTGCTCAATTACAGCAAGTGAAGCCTCTTTATCTAAAGGGATATCCACGTGCACCACGATGCTTTGACTGTGGTTTTCATACAAGAAAGTCACCTTCCCTAATATTCCAGCGCCGTTCATATTGTCGTACGCAGTGATATTTTCTATGTCGTAATCCATTTTATACTCCTGTTGAATGGTGAAACTTACCTTAGATTATTCTAACGAACTTTCCTCGGCTGAAGAAAACCTCCCGGCCTAGAACTTTGGTCTTTCATCTGGAAAATGGCAACCTGCTTCATCATTGTAGCCATCTTGCTCATTGTGGCGTCATCAATGCCGTTAGTCGTCGTGATGTGGAAATTAACCTCTTGCTGTACAACAGTTCCGCCCCCACCATTCCCTCCCTGCATATCCTTATTGCTGATGACCTTGCCATTGTCGCCGGGGATCATGTATTGCTTGCCGGTTCCAGCCTGGTATATCTCAGGCTTGCCGCCCTCCCCGACTTGGTACATGGAATCAGCATTTACTGGACCGCCGTTCTTACGAGCGCCAGCCAAAGCCAGTCCTTTCGATGCTGCCAGCGCTGTGCCATAAGCAGTGGTACCGACCGTAGAAGCTCCACCCATTGTCGCGATAGAGGCACTCACTGCCGCTGGAGCCCATGCCGCCGCCGCTGCGGTTGCCTGTGCTGCTGTTGCAGCAAGAGCAGTAGTAGCTGCCGCCTGCCCCATAATCATGTTTTTGACCTGCTGCATACCCATTTGGACTAATGCATTAACACCCTCTTGGATTATTGTTGCAGCAAGGTTCTTCATGGCCTCTTCTGCTGACTGAGTGCCGGTAAGAAGCCCGGTCAGCATATTGGTTGTGCGCTGGCCTAAAGCATCAATGGAGCTAGCCAGGTATTGGTTGGATTGGCTCTGGTTTCTCCAGATATCCCACTGAGCAGCTAGTCGAGCTTGCTCGTACTGGGTATTTGCTGCATTGCGGAGAGCTAACGCTTGCTGCTCGGTTAATGTTTTATCCTCTTCAAATTTTTGGATAAGTGCTAACTTTTGAGCATTTTCATTAGCCAGCGCCTGTACAGGATCAACTACCGCGGCATTTTGCTGTTGTGGAGATACCGAGCTAGCGGCTGATGCCTCGGCAATGGCCCTAGAGTAATTAGCGGCTATTTGAGCTCGGCGCTGTTGAGATTGCTCGAAGGAAATATTACCCGCTGCAAGCTGTCGCTCCAACTGGGATAAATCCAATTTACGCTGTTGCTCGGCCTTGACGACACTATCAGCATCAATTGCAGCCTTTTTATCAGCCATGCGCTGTTGAATATCAAATATCTGACCGGCTTGTTGCGTTGCCTGCTGGATTTGCTGCTGAGACGCACCGGCACCTAGGTCTTGAATAGCAGCAAGCTGCGCTGCTTCACGATTAAGTCCTTTTGTCTTTAATTCAGCAACTGCCATTTCATTGCTTAAATCGTGCAATGATTTAACCCGGCGTTTCTCTGCTGCTTCGGCTGCGGTTTCTTCCTTCGCCGCCGCTGCCGTTTCCTTCTTAGTTTTCTTTTTAGCTTCACCTAAGTTGTATTCTTCAATAGCTAAATCTTGGGTTCGCTGAATTGCTCTATCATCAGTTTCCCCGGCATCTTCAGCAGCATACTGCGCTTGCAGTTTAGCCTTTTCTACCCCCTCCGCTTTCGCTAAAGCAACTCGACGCTCGGCGGCTTTAATCAGGGCTTTCGATTTATCACTTAATGGTTTCATTAAGTTAACTTGCCCGTTATAACCAGAGACAGCATCAGCGGATAAACTAAATGCATGTGCAACAGCATTCTGAACACCAGCCAGCACCCCGCCACGACTAATGGCAGAGTCTGTAGCTGTAATGTTATTTTGCATGGTGACTAGATATTGCTGAGTGATGATATCTAGGTTTTTTTGAGTGCCAGATAACCGACCTTTGGCATTTTCAAGTTCTGCCGATTTTATTGCTACAGCATTTTCAGCTTCAGCAACTCGGCTCAATACTTTTGAATATTCTTCAGTCCCTGTATCGCCAATAGTATCAAGCGCGTTTCTACGCGCCAATTGTACTGATAATGAATCGTTCAGCTTTTTCAGCTCACCGTCCAGTTCACTGACAGCATCTTTCTGTGTCTCTATTGATTTAGCAGCCTCAGCCATAGTGCCGCGCAATTGCGTAGCACTCATCTGATTCATCTTTTCAATAACACCATCTAATGAATTGGCAAATTTAACCGCTTCTGCTTTTGCTTCTTCTGTTTTTTGATACCAATAGTAGATAGCTGCTGCCGCAAGCATTATGACGCCGCCAGGGCCACCTAATAGTGAATAGACAGAACTAAGCGCACTAATGGCTACTTGTTTAGCTCTAGCCGCTACCGTTGCCGCGGCGGTGGCTAGTGTGAATCTTTCTGTAGCAACTACAACCGCATTTGTCGTTACTGCCTGCTTAGATTCTGCTGTAGATACTGCAGTTGCCGCCGCCGCTCTATTGGCCTGCGCTGCCGTCAATGCATCATCAGCCATTATCAAACGCTCTACAGCACCTTGCCTTTTAGCGTCCAGCGCCATTTGCTCGGCGGCTAATTTTGCCTCTAGCGCGCCGCGAGACTTAATTGATGCCTGTAAATAATCTTCTGCAACAGCCCTTGCTTCTGCCGTTGTGGCTGACTTGATGTTCGCTCTTGAACTGGCTTCGACAGATTTAACGTACTCAATCTCTGTCATGGTTTGTGAGATGGTTTTTTCACTGAGCAAAATGGCGGCATTGCCACGCTCAACAGCAGTTTCCATTGCTGTGACGTTGGCTTTGGCGGTGGCAACGGCAGCATCAGCAGCAGCTAAATCACTCTTGGCCTTTGCTGATGCTGATGCGGTGGCCTTATCCTCTGCATTGGCCCTAAAAAGCACATCTTTAGCGAGTTTAAGCTCGCTTATTGCCGCTTTTGAATTAGCAGCAACTTTCTCAATGACAGCCTTTGATGAATTACCAATTGAATTTAAATACTTACCCAACATAACTGATGCAGCAGATCCAAGAGCAACAGTGACAGCATCTAGATTTTCACTCAATGTCACAAGGACACCGTTGAATACAGATACAGATGATTTAACTGTTGCAGACTCACCGACAAACTTAGTGACGTTGTTGGTCGCAATCTGCATTGATTGCCCAATTGTTGCTGTCGTTTTCGCAAACTCAGCCTCTACAGAAGGAGCCATCTGTTTAAATGCGGTGATCAGGACATTAGTTGTTAACTTGCCCTCTGCCGCCATTGCGCGTAATTGCCCGATGTTAACACCGAGGGAATCTGCAAGCCCTTTCATTAATGCCGGTGCTTGTTCACTCATTGAGTTGAATTCTTGCCCACGCAACACCCCGGATGCTAACGCTTGCGATAACTGAACCAATGCGCCCGCTGATTCTGAAGCAGTAGCGCCTGATATAGTCATTGCCTTGGATATGGTGCTGGTAATATCACCCAACTCAGCACCACTCATTCCGGTGCTTCTTATTGCGCGCTCTAAACGAGAGTAAAGAGTGGCAATGGTATCCAAACTTGAGCGGCTATTCTGGGCAATATCGAAAACACGTTGATTAACTTCGGCGAGAGTCTCACCAGTCTTTATTGCATTAACTAGCTTGTTATTGAGTACCGTCCATGACTCTGCGTAATCAGCGATAGCTTTGACTGATAATGCGGTAGTTAATGCGCCAGCGACTTTGCTTAATGAAAAAAACGATTTTTCGGTATTATTGGCTGATTTAGATGTTGAATCGAAATTGCGTTCCAGTTTATCAAGCCGTCCACTTACCTGCTGCTGAGCTAATATTAGTTGCCCGACTTCCATTTGAACCTGATAGACAATGCTCCCTATCTCTTTTTCATCCGCCATTTTTCGCTAGCCTCGCCTTTTCTTGAGCAATTAAACGTTCCTGGAGGCGATCATCAGCATCCATGATTTCATCGTATTCTTCGCGGGTGAATCCTTTATCTTCTGGGTATTTAGCCTTGAGCAGCAACTGAAACTCGGTCATTGTTAACTGTTCGGCTTCGTCGCGTGTCATATTGAAATGAATTCTTGCAGAATTGATGTAATCCATTGCGTTAAATTCGGAACTGTATTCGTTCTTGCCTTCATTTTTTTGCAGCTTTCTTATTTTTGCTTTACCGATAACACCATGTTCAATTAATTCTCTAGCAATAGTAATAACGACTTCTTTTGAAACTTTACCGGGCCGATAAACAATGCAATTTCGCCATCCTTTAAATTCACCCACAAGCGCCGTTACTGGGCTGTCACAACAAGCCTCAATAACCCTTATAGCGGCGGCAAGAATATGATCTGAGCATTTTTTGATAGCCTTGTTTGGTATTAACGATGCTGGAAGGTTAGCATTTATTGCTGGAGTCAAAACCTGATTCAATTCAGAACCGTTCAACACTGCGTATGTTTCGACAATCTCAGTGGCTGCACCGATTCTTGTCATGTTCTTTAATGATGGACGGAAGAAGTAATCTTGCTGACTCACAGTGTCAGACAGGAGCATTTCGCCAATATCAAGCATCGGTGTCATGGTGATTCCTGAATTTAGGTATAAAAAAACCCCGCATCCGCAGGGTTTATTTTTAAGTTATTCGTCTAGTTTCTATAAATTGCTTTCGATGTATTGTCGATGCATGACTTCATAAAAGCCGCCTGAGATTCGTTAGCATTATTTTTAACGCCCTTTACAAATTCCTTATTTGAAACAGTGGCATTAATTGACTCAATAAATTGTTTCTTCATGCTGTCTTCATCATCACCATTAATGCTAGGATTTATTAACTTTATTTTAGTTATAGCGTTAGTGGCCGCAGATTCTGGAGATTGGTTGAATAAAACAACATCAGATATTTGCTCCCAAGATATCTTGCATCCTGATTTTGCCTGCTTGTTTGCTAGCTCCATTTTCTCTAAGTCCTTACCGCCGCAGCCTGATGATGCGAAGAACTCCATATCCTCGGGTTTATCATAAGAACCATCAAGAACAACGCGACCTTCTTTGTAGGCGAATGGTTTAAATCCAACATATCCGCCATATGAGTTCTTAGCATTCACCTCCCCACAAATGTAGCTAGCTCCTTGGGAGTTATTAATACTCCTGACATTTTGGAACTTAGTACTATCAGGATCCTTCATTTTTTGCTTTATATAATTTTCTGCTGATGAAATAGAATCGCTGGCAGAAAGTGCGGGAAAAGACACCATCACACACAAAGCACATAAAATAACCTTCTTCATATCCCTATCCCCATCCATAACAGTTCGTTACATGATAGCAGGGGGATGGTGCAAAACAACGCAAAAACCCACAGTTAAGTGGGTTGGGTTTTGGTGTTGGGATTGAATTAATTGTTAGTTAATGGTTATCTCTGCTTTTTTCCCGCGGAAGATAACCTTTTTGTTTTTGGCTCGAATACAGGCGTCGGATATCGCTTTCATCCCATATTCAACATTTGCGATGTGTTTGCGCATTGCAACGATTTCAGCTTTCGGGGCTGAAACATCATAACCAGCCATTTCCATGATATTAATAAGCTGTATCGCAGCAGATGTGTCGCTATCGCCACACAGCATATCAATGGTTACGTGGAGTGACGGAGTGAAACAAATATGGTTTTGTTTCATTTTGGCTATGTTCTCTCGGTTACCGTATTTAACCGCTGGGTTGTTATCGAACCACCACTGGATAGGTAGGCTAACTTCCAACTTCGGAGCTGGTAACGCCTCCTGCTTGCCGAGGAACTCACCTTCAATAGGAACTCGCGCAGCCAGAGACAGAGCGTCGGTAAACTGGTCTTCATTAATTTCTTTGTAGCTGCAACCAAAGTGGTTTTTCAACGCTGACCACATGGTGATCATGGCTTTGGCTTGATTCTCTTTTGGTAGAGCCTTGCCGCGATTCATTACTAACTGTTTGACCGCTTCCTGTTGCTCGATGGTGATTTTACCGGGCAATGCTTTCTTGGTGGACTTACGTGGACTTCCATAGCTTCCTGTTTTACGAATTGCGGGAAGAACTTCGGCAGTAACCCACTTGCGTACTCGGTGAGGTATGGTTCCCGGCTTTACAGCATCACGACAGCGGAGTATCAGTGTATACATTCCTGACTCGCTTACGATATTGGCCTCTTCATTACCACGACTTAAGCCCTGAATTGAAGTTAGGGCTTTCTCATCATCATCTAAATTCATGATGGCTTTGGTTGGGTTCGATAGTTCGAGCACACGGCATAAATCAGCAGCAACGAACCATGGCTCATTATGGATACTTAACACCCGAACAGCATGAGTATCAAAATGGAACTGTGATATTGCGGAAGTTTGCGTGTTATTTGCATTTGACTTTGCTAAACTATTCATTGTTAGTTCCTTGGTAGATACTGACAAATTAGAAACCCCTGCGGCTGCAACCAATGGGGTTTCGTTGTTTCTAAGCTGCATTAGAACGCTCTTCTCTCAAGCACCGCGCCAAACGCTGCACAATCGCAGAGTTAATAGAAATACCATCCATTTCAGCCATACGGCGAATTTCTTCCTTCATTAGCTCAGGCAAGCGAAGCTGAAAGCTATCGTTCTTACGCCCGGTATAAAGAACATCTTGCATTTACTTTCTCCTCTTTCAGATAGCATCATTTTGATGCCTGACATCATTATGATGTCATTGTGGGTAATGTCAATATGATGCTACCGTGTTTTATATAAATAATTACGGCCCCTGAAAATGACTGAAAAAGATGACCCAAACTTTATAGAGCGATTTACGGTCAGGATGCCTGACGGAATGCGTGATGCCATAGCAGATCGAGCCAAGAAAAATGGCAGATCAATGAATTCAGAGATTGTGCAGATACTTCAAGATGCACTGATAAAAGAGTCAATCTTTGGTGATATTGCTAATACTGAAATCGAGCAGATAGAGTATGACCCAGACAAAGAGATAACATTAACTTCATCTGAATTGAAAGATTTCCTGAAAAATGCTGCCAAGGGAATTATAGACGACGCCTCAGAGCAAATAGCTAAGAATGCTACGGAAGCTACCCTTAGAGGGTTGCTTGAGATTTATGACCTTGTTCCGAAGGATGAAAAAATCCCACCTGACCTGGAGAAATAGATGGAATGGATAATAGGAATCATTGTTCTCGTCTTCATAGCGTCAATGTTCAAGCCCCGTAGATGCAGTGTGTGTGGTACTGGTTTTAAGAAAAAATACTTCACGTGGGAAATTGACGGTAAGAAACAGCACCTATGCCCATACTGCAATAGCAAAATGAACCGTAGAAACAGCGATCGCCATTTTAAAAACAAATTTGGCTAAGATAAAAGCCCACCTGAGTGGGCTAGAATGCAAAACCATCATCAAGAGCACCGATAAGATGCTCTTTGTGATAATTACGCCGTGATAGTGATATTACTCGTTCCGGTTTTAGCGCCATCATTCGTGGTGAATGTGATTGTCGCAGTACCGACTGCAACGCGGGTAACCAGTCCAGTTGAGCTAACCGTTGCTTTGGTCGCATCAGAGCTTGTCCATACGCCAGTTTTATCAGTAGCGTCCGCAGGCAGGACAGTAGCGGTAAGTTGAACCGTTGCAGCGACCGCGCCGGTACTGGTTGCCGGAGCTACAGTTACACTAGCAACCGGGATCGCCGAGCCATCAACGAAAGTGACAGAATCCGCATCAGCAACTTTCCACTCACCGGAGTAAGTGGCGAAGTCAGATGAACCGAAGTCTGAACTCCATGATGTGGTATTAAAGTAGCCCATGATGTAAGTACCATCATCCACACCAAGAAAATCGAAGCGAACCCATAAGCCCGGCTGACGCCCAGCCTGCACTTCATCGAAAATGTATTTCGACATTTTAACCGGGCCAACTTCCGTAGACTTGGCTCGTTTACGCCATTCACCCTCGCCTGAGATCGTCAAATCCATGTTGGTAACCAGGTTCTCTACCAGCCCTTTTGCGTCATCCGCATCGGAAGAAATGGTATTCATCGAGTAGTCGAGACCCTTGGTGGTTAGCGCGCCCATGCGCTGCCAATCTGCTACTTCTGGTAGTGTTTCCGGGCAACCAAACGCCATCCGTAAAACGGCGACGCGACCAACCAGCTTGCCGTAATCATTTTGGCAACCTTGCATATTTTTTACCTCTATTAGTTCGGCTTAGTCGCCGTATTTAATTGCGAATTGAAGTCTGTAGACCAGGCGGCCTTCAGTGGTGGTAACGGGTGATGGGATACTGCCGAGGTTTTCAATGTAGCCAATACAATCGTTTGGATTCGGATTCGCCTGAACGTGCGTGATTATTGCCAGTGCTGCGTTATCCGCTGCTTCGTCCTCGTTAACCGCACCAATCACATCAACCAAGACATAAAACTCACTGCCAAGGTCGTTACGAATTGAGCTACCGCCATTGGGCCGGAAGACAATGAATTGTTCAGTCAGCTTGCCAGTGTCACGCCACTTGAGCATTTGAGTAGTGAAGCCAGTAGTTAACCCAGCATCGACAAAGTAATCCCGGACGCGCCTGTGCATTAATGGAGTCATAGCTTCATTTCCTCCATAATCGCCTTTTCAATGGCTTGTTTACTATCCGCGAAACCTTTCGTAAGAAACTCTTTCTCAGCCGTGGCCCTGCGGAATACCTGCTTAACATTCGGGTCGTGAACATACATGGCGTAATTTGCCGAGTACCCCACACGCCCTGTCAGTCTGGTGCCGTTCACGTTGATGTCACGAAACTGAGAATTGATAAGTGTTGATGTATCGATGGGGGTATAGAGTACAGCTTGTGACGCTCCGATAATTAATGCCTTAGTCATCGCCCTGACAGCTTTCCGGCCTTGAATGTCATTAATCAGCCTATTCAGATTAGCTTTAGCCTCTCTGATGCCTTTAACCTTCGCGCCCATGTCAGACTCCCGTGATAATTGCAAAATCGTCCGCAATGCGCTCGAATGTGTCAGCGTAACGAATGATATGCCTTACTTCGTCCGCGCCATCCACCTTGGTCGGGTCAGTCGCTACCGAATCGCCAATCAGGATGTAGTCTCCCCGCTCGGCGTCAGCGTACTCAGTCCAGTGCGTGTTTTTGATAACGAACTCTAAACCAATACCACCTAGCTTTGCGGTAGCATCACCGCCGTAATCGCACATGATCTGAATCGGTGGAAGCCATGCCTGCTTACCGTACTCATCTGGCGGCCCACTCTTCTTCCATAACGTTGCGGTTGCTGTATAACTCCAGCTTGCGGCGGCTGACATTAAGCAACCCTCCGGTATGATCTACCCTTCTTAATGTGCTGGATTGCGCCCTTTGACACATCAAACTTTTTAGCTAGAGAGAGTGATGACTCTCCAGCAGATAAGGCGATTCTGATTGATCGAACTTGCTCATCCGTGAGTTTGGCGTGGGGTGGTGTAATGCCATACATCGGATTCCCACTACCGCTATGCATTTTTGATAATTTAGCCCTTACATCCGGTCTTTTGCTTGCTCCAGCACATGGCAATGTTTTCCCGTACCAGTAATTGCCCTTACCTTTAACCTGTTCGCTTATCTGCTGCTTTCTTTCTTCTGAGAGCTTAATTCCCCTTGAACTACCGGCATTTGGTGCAATATTGTAATCAGGGATAATCTCATCCATGTATCGCTGCTCTGCTGCAATTAACTCATCTGCGGATTTAACAAGACATAGAACTAAAAATGAAAATGCATCTGCACCAAACTCTTCCCATGCCTCCTGAATATTCTTGTTGCTGTGCTGTTTTGTCCTGAGTTCATATTTATGAACAGACCATCGATTAGCCAGATTGGTAGTCGAACCTATGTAACATTCTTCGGTGTTTACATTGGTAATTTGGTAAACACCAGGTACCTTCCATAGAGTTGAAAGGCTATCAATAGACGCGTTTTTCATGATAGGTAATCCTCGTACTGGTCTGGGCAATCACCATCTGCGCACTTCTTGAATCGGCGAATGGTCACTCGCTTGACGTAAAGAGATCGGATGAAGTCACCATCATCAAGCACGATAAACTCTGGTGGAGATTGGTTGTTGAAAGAAAGCCACTCAGAGAATCGAAATCTGTTTACTTCTGGCATTAGTGTTTCCGCATACACCTGATTACCCTTTCCTAAGTCATAGGTAATCTTAATTTCAAGTTTTGAGTATATGGTCATGCTGCGACTAACCATTTCAATCTCCCACCACATCAAAAAAGCCAACCGATACGCCCACATCAATCGGTAGCGAACCCGTGCAACCGGCCGTATCTAGCGCCGCCAAGCTGTTACGCATCGTCTTGATGTCACCGCTATAATCGAATGACCGACCCGCCCCTGAAGGCGCTGACTGAGACTTTATGCGCTGATTGAAGGCAGTAACCGCCATGAGGGTGACGGCATACATCTGAATCAGCATTAAATCGCACTCGTCATAGCCAGCCGCCTCCAGGCACTGACTTATGCCATCCAATTTGCAAAGGTAGGCGTCAATCATGAAATCAGGGATGGTGTAACCAAGCGCAGACAACTGCTGTTTAACCTGCGCGGCTGTTATCTGCGCCATGATTACTTATCCTTTTTGGTTACGGCCGCCAGTGCTACTTCTGCGTCTTCTGCTCGCTTGGTTACTTCAGCGATAGCTTCGGCATGTGCTACTTCTGCGTCTTCTGCTGCTGCGGTGAGTTCATCGATTCGGGCTAATGCCTCATCAAGCTGGACTTGCAGCACGTTTCCATTACTAACTGACACAGACGGCGCAGCCACTTCAAATACCAGCTTCTCGCCTTTTTTCTCCGTGGACTTCTCAGCCTTGCCGCTTTCAATCCACTTCCCGGCAATCTCATCATCAACGTCATAAACAACACCAACCTCCAGTTTTTGGAAGTTGGCACCGGCAAACAGATTTGCTGCCAAAACTTTTACTAGTGCCATGATTTTTCCTTAGCTGGATGCATGGATGACAGAGAAGTGACCGTTGATGTCCTGCTTAACCATCAGACCAGCAGCACCCCATGAACGCCACACGTAGTCAGAGTTGTAGAACTGGCGAGGATCGGCAACTGTACCGAATGCCTGCCCAACGATTGGAGCGATGACACCGGCTTGCAGGGGAATAATCACGATTTCGTTGCCAGTTAGCTCGACATCTTCTTTGATGGCTGAGATACCAGATAACTTCATGATTTCTTCCAGCACTGTACGAGTCGAGTTCACATCAAAATACTGTTCCCAGTTAGAGATAATTTCACTCGATACATACCAGGTCTGCTGTCCGTACTGTAAATTTTGAAGCTTGAGTACATCACGCAAGGCAATTGCACCGGCCCGCATTGCTTTAACATCCGGGCTGGTCGCAAAGTTAACGGTCAGGGTTACCTGGGCGACTCGCTCGTCGTGACGAATACCTTTCCAAGTTTTGCCGTCGAAGTTGATGTAGTTGCCTGCCGCATCGCGGAAGCCTTCCCAGATGTAATCCACATACTGGCGACGAACATCTTTGATAGAGGCGGCCTGAGCATCAGACAAAGAGGCCAGGGCCGAGCCTTTGTTGAATACCGGATCACGCCAGTTGAACTTAAAACCGCTGTCATGGATAGGCACCATCGTGCCGTCGAAGGTGTAGGACTTCGCATCTAGCGCCGCACCAATCTGCCCAGACATCGACGTGTGCGCCCAACCACGACCACCAGTGCGAGCGTACTCGTACACTGACTCTTCTAAACGAACTGAGCGAGACAGCGGCATCAGGTCATTCAGTAGCGTGAACTCGGTATTGGGTTCGAATTCAGACAAAACAGTCTGGTCGTATGCCTTGTAAAGTCGACGGATGTCGTCGATAGCATTCACGGCTGACAGTTCAGGGGCATCTTCAGCATCACCACGATGTTTGGTGCGAGCGATGAAATCAGCGGCCGCTTGGGCGCTTGCATTTCGTGCTGATACAAGCTTCTTAAACTGGGAAGAGTTAACTTCAAGGTTCCCAGTTTCAGTAGCTTTCTTAGTGGAAAATACAAACATTCTGTGCTCCTTACTTAATAACAACGCGCAGGAGCTGGCCTGCTGTCGCGATGGTGTATGAACGGTCTTCTTCCACGTATGCGCGGGTTGACTCGTCAGTTGCTTTTGCTTTGACGCGACCGTTCACGACCGATAGAGGCTGGCCTTTCGTGTACGTTCCAGCAGCTGCTGGAATGTTAAAGAAGACGCCGGGTGTTGGATGCATTCCGACAACCCAATCACCGGCTGCGATGGTGTCATCCACCGTTTTGCAGCGCAGATAGTCGTAGTTGGCGACATACAGGATTGCGTCTTCATTACCATCAACCGAGGCGGTAAACTTCTTCGTAGTGTTATCGAAGAAACCGATCGTACCAGGTTGAGTTTCAGCCGCCGCCGCGCCTTCACGGTGCAGCTGTGGATTTGCGAAGATGCCCCCCGCGTGGATTACGTGCTTTCCATCTTTAGCCATTATTTACTCCGGCATTTCGCTAACTGATTGAGAGGAATTGGTCTGGCGGAAAGAGCCATTCAGACCAGTTGATGTTGCGCATTGAGCGAATAGCCCATCGAGAGCCGCGCCGTCTAAAGCGTTTACTGCGATATCTTCAAGGCCAAACTTGGCTTTAACTGCCGAACGTTTCTCACCTTTCTCTTTGTCAGAATTGACGCTAAGACCGGTTTCGATAGTGTTAAGTTTTTCGGCAAATGGCTTGAACCACGCAGGAGCCTCCTCGTTATTTGTTGCGGTCTCCTTGACCTTTTTGTCCACGGCTTCCTTTTCTTTCTTCGCTTTCTCATCAGCTTCGGCTTTTTCTTTAGCTTTTGCGTCTTCAGCGATCACTTGGTTGTATGCATCCATCAGCTCAGCCTCGGTCTTGCCTTCGACCTCTTTGCCTTTCGCTTTCAGCGCATTAGTGATGAGTTCTTTCATCGGTTTTGTTTCCTCTTTGACGTGCTTATTGTTGGCGCTGAAAAACGCCATGAATTGGTTAAAAATCTGTTTGATCGCGGGGTCTTGCGGGTCGGGTATTTCTGAATCGGCGATATTCGCTGTTTCGATTTCCTGCTCGTCTCCTTCGGCGTTAACGAAGATGCCAACACCCTCTTTCGGAGTTCCTGCGCCTGGCTGGTCGAGCAATATGGCCACGTGGTCAAAATCCATATTGGTGACGATCTTCTCGTACCGTTTACCTTTGGATTCACCGTTAGCCGTGATTTCTTTGTGCATCAGTCCGGTCGAGATGTGGACTGGCTCTACGTTCTTACCTGCCGCCATGTCATCCAATCGCTGGATTAGCCGTTTTCCGTTGTCGCTACCCTCGGCATAGCGCCGGTCAACGTACATGTCGCCTGATACCTTGCCACCGTCACGGTTAACGTTTTGCAGCCACGCTCCAACGTGGTAGTCATTAACCGCCTGGACATCCCGCGCCGAAATGTGCTTACCGTTTACCTTCGGGTGTCCGAATGGCATAGGGTTGCGTTCTAGCGATTTGTAGCTTTTTTCAATTTCAGCTGCCGGGTATAACTTCCGATTCATTACGATGTCGTCAACGAGAGGCGTGACGCCACGAACCACGATGTGTGGTTTACCGTTGATTGTTTCGGTGGTGATGTTTGAAGCGGAGTTGATGACCGACAGCACGTTTACGCAGATGCGTGACATGCTGTGTCCTCATTAGTGGATTTCAGGCATTAAAAAAGGCCGCCGGAGCGACCTATTCGAATTCTTCGGGAATCATCAGCATTTCTCGAATAGTATCTATGTAATACTCATAGTCAGGATGAGGGGCAGCGTACCCATCATATTCATGCATGTAGCTGGCATTACTATTTAGCCATGTATCGGTATCGTCATAAACTCGTTCGACAAATTCCTCATTTGGTACAATTATTCCTAGTCCATCTTTCACAGACAACTCTGGCTCAGGAAGCCGCCACTCTCTTTCCCAAGTAAAATCTACCCCATATGGCGTTTTTTCTGAATACGCCAGCGGGTCATGCCTCATGTAACGCCAAATCAAATCATCATGAATTAAATTCTTTTCATAGTCTGGGGAATAAATTACAGCTCTCCCTCCAAGATTAAAAATAGAGCGCTTAAGAAACTTAAAACCAAAAGGCTGATATTTTGACTTGTCACTATGCATAAAGTATTCAGGTGATTCCGTAAAGCAAATGCATGGGCACCCATTTGTTTTATAAAGATCTCCATTTTTAATCATTGTATAAGACAATATTTCCATGAACGTCTGATAGGCACTTTCATAGTCTTCGAGCTGATTACGAGCGTAAGGTTCTGCTTTAACCCAGTGATACAAGAAAGCTGTGTTATCGATTCTTTTCATAGCTCCTCCCAATGCTATGAAACTACAGCTTATCAGTCTGAAATCCAATAGGTTTTATCTTTAGCCAGTTTTTCTTCCAACCCTTTATTAAAAATCCCTCCATCTTCTTTGAGAAGCACCGGGATCTGGCTGCAGTAGCAGTTGTACCGGTTTCCGTTCTCAGCGTAAAAGTCCCGCACCTCTTCAGTGGTGTAAACCTTGCCATGACGTGCTGCATGCCATGCTCTGGTAGTTGGCTTGAGCGCTGACAGCCAGAGCAATCCAGTATTAAGTCCAAGGCGTTCTTTTACCCATGTAGTTTCTGCCCACTGAGCTTTGCGAAGTGCGCCTACCTGTTCAGTCTGAGCGATATTCTTCGCACCGCTCATGCTGATATCAAGGCGCTTGCTGATTAACCTGGCTGTTTCCCTCGGGTTAATTCCTCGCCCGATCGCATCTGAAATAACATTAGCCAGGTCTGCACGAACCTTATTGCTGATCCCTTTCCAATCGCTATATGTTGATACATAGGCCATTAATATCTGATTTTGGTACGCAGGTGACGACAGTAATGCACTGAGTGTAGTTTGTGAGGCGTATACCGGAGACTGCACAGAAAGGTTTGTAAACGCGCTCAGCGTGCCGCGCTGGTACTCATCTGAAACGTATGAGAGCGCCCAAATGTCCTGACCTATACCTTCGAGCAGATAGTCGTCCAGAATCGTCTGCACACGCTCCAGCAGGTCGGCGAGTTGCTGCGCTGTCATGTCATAGATGTACGCTGACGCATTTACCTGATAGATGGTGTCGCCATGCACTGCGAATGACTGTTCAGCGTTACCCTCTCGCACCCTGCCAGTCAGCCGCTCATCAAATAGCCTCTTCAAGGCGGTTTTAATGCCGAAGTAACGCTCCTCGATATCACGATACATCTTGTTGACGGCGCGGTAAGACTGAGTAGGGTCGGCTTTATTGCGCGGTACTATCGGTGTCCCGACTCTGGTCGCTGTCGTCGTCTCCATTCAGCGGATCCTTACCGGTTGGCGGTGCGTTAGGGTCTGGTTCGGTTGGCTCTTTGATTGGCTCAAGCTCACCGGCAGCACGTACTTCATTAATCTCAACCGCTGGCGAACCGTATGCTTGTTGTGTTTTTTGTGCAATATCAGCCATCTTTGCCATGTTATCGAGCTTTTCACTGTCGCCAGGTGCGAGCAAGTCCGACCAAACCACGGTAATTTCATTCGTCTTCGGCTGAGAAATAATGCCAATGTTGCACCATTTCTCTATAACGGCCGTTATAAGCCAGGACATAAAGCTATTGCGCCGCTCGTTGCATGTTGCAGCCCAGGCTTTTTTGTCTTCGGTCGAGGCAAGGTTACCCGTCTGCTTGCCGAACAATATATTGAAAGGACAACGAATGGTTGAGGCGTAGCTGTTAGCAGAAACTGTCCATGATGGTGTGGGATCAGCAGCAACGACAGATAATACCGAGGCTTGCCCTGCCTGCATCACCAGCGCAGAGTCTGAACCTCTATTCATTCTGGCTATTTTGTCATTCAGCGCATCACCTAAGTCTTTGAACCCGGCATCAATAGCCGCCTTTTTAAGCGTAGCCATATCCGTTTCTTTGGAAAATTCGATACCGAGTTGACGACTTGCGTTCTTCAAAAAACCTTCGGCACTCCCGCCCTTAGTCTTCTCGATATCCAGCAAGTCGTTATATCCGGCCTCATTTAACGGAATTCCTGAAAGGATATTGTCATCTTCAGAGCCTTCAGCAAGGATGATCACCCTATCTGGATGAACCGTTATGCTTCTAACCTGCCCATAAGTCCCGTCATCACCGACCGGTTGCTCGTTGAACATGTAATTCACTGGTTGCTGATATGTCGGTGAGAAGGTGTCGGTATCGTAATTACCTGGCTTTATTTGCGACTCCCAAACAGGGATCAGTTTCACAAGCGCCGCCAGCCCTAACATTTTAACTAATGCCGTATCGACGGGTTCTGACCAGGCTCGACCATCTTTTACTTGCAGAATAAGCGCGGAGTAACGCCCAACCATATTGCGGCGATCAGCATCTTTAATCTTGGCCCAATGTTTTTTCAGTAGCTGGGTGACGGTTTTTTCCCACTCAGTTGTCTGCTTGGACTCATCAACTTCAGGGCCTTCAATAACGACTGGCTTATCCACCCAGCATGAGTCCAGTGTTTTGTGAACACCGGCATAAGCGGCTGAGTTGCGGCGGTATGCCCTATGTAGCATGTCGAAATTAACGGCATCTGGATAACCAAACTCATCCCATAATTTGGTGCGCTTGGTATTCCCGTTGAATTGACCGGCATATAAAGCACGCTGCCTCCCGATAGCATCAGTAATGGCATTGACGAGGAGTGATACCTCGCTATTGTGTTCACTCACTGAGTGCTCCTTAGAAGAATACTTCGCCGACCTGTTTATGGTTGTTCTTCGCTACTGCGAAGTAACGGAACCCATCAGAGCCGTGAGAGGTGTGATCGTGAAGTGGTTTGTCTTTCCAACAACCGCGTTTGTCGTCCCATTCTTTCCGGTAGCCCTCAAGGTGAGTTATGCCTTCAGCACATTTCTCATCATCAAAGACACACTTGGGTAAGATTTCACGCACAGACTCGATGCCGGTATCAACGCCAGTTTTCGGCACAACTTTGAATGTCATGGAATAAATCTGCCCATCGATTTCATAACCTTCCCTAGCCAGTTCCTTGCGAGACTTAGCATCAGAGCCGAATTCACGGTTTTCGATATCGTGCGGACCCCAGTGGTCGCCATACGAATAGCCGCGGTCTTTCAGCACCTTCATATAGTGCCGTAGACCTTCACCGGAGTTTTCGTAGTAGTCGATGATGTGGAATTCTTCGCCCACCTCACGAATAAACCAGATGGCCGTTGAGTCACCCACACCTATATCCCAGAACGTGTGAACCGGTAGATGTGAGTTATCAGGTAATTTGCAGATCCGCTTATTGGTATAGAGCCAGCGGAATTGTTTGGCGTAGTAAGCGCCTTCGACTGATTGCTGGAATGCTTCGGCGGGGATAGTTGGATATTCCCGCTTCATGTCATCGCCGAGCGTCTTTTCTTTGGCGTAGTACCAGGCTTTCTGGCGCTCGTTAAGATGAACGCAGTGCTTAGCTTCCATCTCAGCAAAGTAATCAACAAGGCGTTGCGGTAAAGCCTCAACCGGGTCGATTGCGTACTGCGGATTCTTCCACCATGAGAAGAAGAAAAACTTCCAGTCCAGCGGGGATAATTTCTTACCCTGCAACTGAGCTTTCTCAGCCGTCTGGCAGTAATCGAAAAAGTAACCAGCACGGCCTTCAGCAGTGCTTTCTATCGTAGCAAAGCAACCAGTCGATACTGCCTCAAACGCACCAGTGACAATCTCACGCGCTTTATCAGGATACTTGGCGCATATCTTGCCGAACTCTGAAACGTGCAGGTAACGCAGCGTGCCGCCACGGAATGAGGTGCTGACGTAGAGTGACCCGCCTTTGCTAAATACCAACTCGCCAGCGGAATCATTACTTGCCGGATTGGCTGCTTTGATTTCATCGGGCAACTTGTCGTAGGCGTATTTTACCTTTTCGCGAAACAGCCGCCTGGCGTCATTCAGTGTGTGGGCAATCAAGGCGCATTTAGCAGACTCAAACAGCGCGGCGTCCAACTGAATGATGCAAACCTCGGTCGTGAAGCCAAGTTGACGAGCTTTAAGAATAATATTTCGAGTGTGGATACTTTCGAAGTATTCGCGTTGCTCAGGAGTCATCCTGAAGCGGATTGGCTTGCCTTCTTTGTCGGTGATCCAGTAAAGGTTATTCAGCCGCCAGTCTTTATCTGCCAACAGCTTGAGGTGCTCAGGTTTCATTAAGCCCCCTGAGACAATGAATCCATTAGGTCGGAGAGTTTACTAACAACGTTGTCGCCTTTGTCATCGCCGATATCGTAGGCTTGGCGCTCAAGGCCAATAAGGTTCTTCATAGCGTCGCTGAGTGCCTTAACTGCTTTGACTCGCTCAGGTAATGCGATTATCGACTGATAAACTTCATTTAGTCGGTCGCGTCCATTCTCATCTGGCTGGAGCATCAGTTCTCCTAACTTGCGAAGAGCCTCAATATCCGCACACTCAGCACCCAACTCATCAAATAGGGCGTTGGTTATCTCTCTGGCTCGCCGGATGTCACCACGATGCTCCATACGGACGTTAGCAATGACCTCGGCGTTTGCCTCAATCAGTATCCGCTCAGATAAAGCCTTTTCGGTGGATACCTGCGTGGATACCTCGCGTTTGGATACCAGCGCATCAGCCTTGGCTTTTATCTTTGCCTTGAGGTCTCGCTCCCATCCGTCGCGTTTTGCTCGCTTGTTAATAGCGCCGTGAGTGATGCCATGTTGTGATGCTATTTCTCGGATAGACATCAATCCAGCTCGGTACGCCGATTCGATGGCCTCCCAATCTGGTTTGGTCATTTTTAGAGTTTCCTGCTAGTTGGTAAAGTATCCCACTCGGTAATGGTGAGACAGACATGATTGCAAACCTATATAAGATTCTGTCAAAGGCACTTGTTAGCACCTTTTGCAGAGTTTTATAAATTACGCGCATTGCAATTGAATACCGGTTTCCGGCTCTTCTTTGTTTATCCCAAAGTATCGAGATACCGTCTTTCCTGCTTCATTAGCCACGTAGACAGTAGTGCCGGGACTCAGCTCAACTACATCAGTTGTCTTGTCTGGGCGCGTGACGTGCAGGTTACCGCCCTTCGATAATCGGACTTCTGTCGCTTCGTGGATTCGTTCTTCTGACTCTTTGTAGACAAACTTAATCGTTAACATTCTTCTGTTCCTTCTTCTGGTTTATGTCTGTAATGATTGAGAGCCGTTGTGAAAGTGGCTCTCAATTTGTCTTTATTATCAACGGGCTCATTTTTGAGCCGGTCATGGCACCCATAGATGAGGGGTCGCGTAAAACTTTTACGTAACCCATAAATCATCAAGTTATCAGGCCGCCAACCGGTGCTGCTCTTCAATGAGTGGAGCCTTGTGATTTCTCTCAAACATCCTGGTCAGCTCAGACTTACGCTTTTCAAAGTCCCATCCCATGTTGATGAATACCGTATCTGCCCGCTGAAGCTCAGTAATGGCCCGGATTTGCTCAGCAGTCAGATAGTCACGAATCGCCTCAGCCTTTCCGATTTCATTCTCTTTCCTGAACTTCGCAGAAGTTGCGCCAAGCACAATGCGGTTTATCAGGTTAGCTTCATTGCTGAAGTGATAATGTTCGGCCTCTTTCCCTTCCGCTTCTTTGCTGATCTTGATCGCATTGGTCATTGGTCGGTATTCAACCCTAGCTAAATCCCGCTCTGCTTGAATAGCCGCTTCACATTTAGCTTTTTCCCGGTAAGCAATAAAACTATCAACCAGACGAACCTGCCCATCTCTTGCTTTATCACCACCAATGAATGGCATGGCGATCAGAAACCCGCGCTCTGTCAACTCATAACATGGTTGGTTTTTGTTCTGTCTGTCGGTATAAGAGGAGGGCTTGAAATCAAGCTCACCTAAATGGCCGCTATCAATAAGTGAACGCAGATTTTTCATGAGGTTTTTATGCTCACGACCAAATTCATCAGCGACAACTTTGCTGCTTACAACAGGCTGACCATTTGCGATTTTAATTAGGTGCTTCATAGCGATTACCTTTTAGAAAGATGAGCCTGTTCACCAGAATGCCGCCCGAGAGAAGGTCGCCACCTTATAGCGGCAATTCTCAGACTCAGCTTTCTGAAAGACTCTCGTTTGAAATGCGCGGTGAATGCGCGGAGATATTGCACTTACAAAAAAGCCCCACCGAAGTGAGGCTTGATATCTGAAGATGTGCTCAAATTTGAGTTTATCTATTCGCAGCTTTGCCACTCCTCTCGGCGTTGCTACACCACTTACGGCTTACCCGTCAGCAAGATAGGCCCTGTGAAACAGGCGATCACCTCCATCGAGAGAAGCTATCTATTCCTTGTCGGGGGAATTCTGTCTGGCAGATTCTATTTTCCGAATGCTTGCCTTATCTGCGTTGCACTGCTCTATCACCGTCAACAAGGTGTCATTCAGCAATAGGCTGTTACCCCAAGTTAATATCTCGGGTATCTCTGGGGGTATGCAGTCAGAAAGTAAGATTGTTGGTATCGGTACCTGTGGCACCTGAACGTATTTGATTTGCGTGTTTCCGCAAGAGGTCAGCAGCGGCAGCAGGAACAGGCTTATTAGTACAATCGTCGCCTTTAATCGCTTCTCGAATGTAAACAACGCGAGCCTCACTCGCTTGAGCAATTTTCTGTTTGTCATTCTCGTTGGCCTTGGCGATATCGTTGATGATGTTAACCATGCGTACCTGGTTGCTGAGAATGAACCGGGCCTCGTCGCGCTCTTTGGCTATTGCATCAGCCCTGTCGTGCCACTCGTCAGCTTCGTTGTAGAAGTGAAGCGACAAGCCAGCCAGAATGATGAGCACTATCGCTGGCAGATAGGTGAATATGTTCTTTATCCCGCTAAACATAATTCCCTCTCTATCTCGCGTCGGTTCTGTAATCCATTCCACGGCTTGCCACCGGCATATGTCCAGCGGCGTAACTCATCGCAAGCGCCTTTGATGTCGCCTGTATTGAGCTTTTTAAGCAGAGTGGATTTAGTGAATGCGCTCTGGCCAACGTTATAGGCAAATGAATATAAGGCGGCTTTCTGATATTTGCTCAGGGGGACTTTTACTGCTGTATCGACAGTGCGCTGTACTGGTGCCAGGTCTTTCTGCAATAAAGCATCGCACTCAGCGTCTGAATATTTTTTGTTGGGGATAATGTCTTTACCGGTGTGGCCATCGCAAGTTGTTAGAACGCCAGCGACATCGTAGTAAGCCACATACTTGCGGCCCTCTAGCCCATCGTCACCACCAAGTAATACTCCAGCAATTACCAATGCCCCGGCAGCAGATGCGCCAATTATCTTATTGCGGAGAGCTGGGGACATTTGACCGCTCCCTTAGTTGGTATTCTTTGCGCTTGTAGTACCAATTCACCCCGAATGTTCCAATGGTGCAGGCAATACCAATCAGAAGCGCCCACTCGTTTAATGACATTGCACCAAGCATCGTGGTTATACCGCCGAACCAGTAGGATGAGCCGCTTGAATATTTGTCCATTCTCATTTGTCTCCCCCTGCCAGTTGGCCTGGGCGTGTATTTGCTGTTTTGGGGATAGCTCGCCGCCGTTTCCACTTTTCGCTAGAGGGTGTTTGCGGTTGATTGGTGTAGGCGGGAGCTAAATAAAAAAGGCCACCAAATTGGCAGCCTTAAAAGTTGGTATGTGGTGCCGCGCAGCCCGGCCGATATCAATAAGTCTGCGTTCTATACTGATACCCATTAGCCACATTCGGCTGGATACTGCCTCGTCCAAGCCTCGGAGGATGGAAAGATTCAGGCTCTTTCAGTACCCATGCGAATGTAGAATGCAAAAAGCCCAACCGGTTAGGGCTGGGCCTTGAATGTTTTATTGGTGACTCAACTACATCACCGCTCTTCGCCTTTGACGTCCGAGCTTAACTGAAATATACACTTTCAAAACTTAAAATCAAGCATTTATGAAAATATATTTCCATTAAGCGGCATTTTGTAGATTTTCAACCTCCATTTCTCTTACCAAAGAGTAAAACATTCTTGCTTTGAATATTTCACGACACCATCTGATCCGGTCAATGCATTGCTTTAGTGTTAGGTGTGGCGCATGCACCCGATTTAGATAACAGGCAATTTCTTGCATGTCTTTGCGCTCACAATAGTATTGAATAGCAACTGCACGAACAGGATTACCCTGAGTAAATTCCTTAAGCACAACCTGATCGACAAATGCAGCTTCTTCTCCCTCGTTGGCGCGCGTGAAAAGAATACTGAATGAGTTTTTTGGGTTAATTATCTCTTTCGCTTTCTGGAATAACTCTGTTCCTCGGTAGCCCAATTTGTGGAGGTCTTCTACAGTCTTCACAATTGAGGCTCCCTTGTTTTCATCCCACTCAGTCGAAATCATTAACCGCCCTATCACGCCACACTTACCTGTTGGAGCAGTATTACCTCCGACCGTATCACCCCACATATTAAGCACCGAACCAACCCAGCGATCCTGCACAGGGGTGATCCGTTGAACCCTGTCCAGATAACTCTTTCTTGGTGCTTTTGCCAGTTCCTGCCATGCGGTTGGTTTCACGCTGCCTCCAGTTCAGTAATGGATATTGATAGCCGCCCACCCTTTTCAATCGGCTGCCGCCTAACCCTGAAATCATCTATCTGCTCATCGTCCTGCATGAATTCCGCATGCACCAGCGAATCAAAGACGGCCTTTTGCAGGTTGTCTAAGTCACGGCGGCGGCGGTCTGGTACGTGTGCTGATATTGATATTTTGAGTCGTGCTGAGGTGTTGATATCGAGGTTTAGCTGTTTGATGGTATCGATTACTGCTTGTCGGTATTTGGTGCCTTTCTCGCTGATGTAGTGCCTTCCCCTTGCGTGTCGCCAGTAGGTGTTAACACTGGGTGGCCAGGGTAGGTCTATGTGATATTCGGTCATATCTTCACCTTATTCTCCGACAGTAGAATTGCCTGTGTCCTAACCATTCCCTCCAGGTGAGCAAGGTGCGCACTCTCGATATCCATGATGTGCGTACGCCGGTCTATTTCGTCATGACACGCAGAGCAGCACCATGCGCCGAAAAGGTCAGGTGGTTTGATTCCGGTACCGCATATTCCCGATAGCCGGTAGTGGGCCAGCACTACGGTTTCGTTATTCCCGTTACAGATGCCCGGCAACCTAACTTGGCACTCGCGGCCTCTAGCCTCTTTGCGTAAATTAGCCACGGATAATCCTCCACCAGATGTATGAGAGTAGTCCGGCCGGAATAAGGGAAATCCCCAGCGCAGTAACTGCAATAATTTCAATCACCATCATCTTCCTCCAGCATTTCTCTCGAAGCGTTTTCACGTTCGCATTGGTCGCAGGAATAAACTTCATCAGGCTTCAGTGTGGCGCGGCAGAACGCGCAGACGGATCGCTGTAGTTCAAGCATTCTTTCTACTCCTGAGTCTTAGCCAGCGTTTAGCTAATAACGGATAGATGGCGTCATATGTGGGTATTTCGCTGGCGGGGATTGGGGGTTTAGGCTTGGTTCGAGAGGTCTTGCGGAATATCAGGTTGTCTATGGCTATCTGGGTTGGGCTTCGTTGTCGGCTCATTCATGTCGCCTTCCTGATTTGCACAGGAAAATCCAATAGGGCCATGTGATACCAATGCAAAATGCCCTTGCGTATCCCGAGACTGTTTCTTTACTTCCTTGAATGTCATGTGCCCATTCAGATACAACGCCAGCCATCCAGAAATAAGCTGCGACTAATATCAGAGTAATCATGCTGCCCTCCCGAAATAATCATTGGTGTAGCGAACCTCACGCAGCTTCACGCCACTTCCTACCGCCCACGCTGTGCTGTATTCAATCAGGCTAGCCATGCGCTTAATGCCCATCTTGGCGGTCGATTCTCTAATGTTGCAGAATTCACCTTCAAGACCAGATACCACTTCCGCGCCCATGCCGGTTGCCATTGCGTGGCCCGACACGAATAACGTTTTCCACTGAACCAGATTGCGCTCTTTCTCCATCCACAAAGCCTGTTTAGCAACGTCGCCACACAGAGCGTGGAACATGCTGTTTTGTAGTAGGGAGCGGTCAAAGTCGGTGATGCGGATTGTTATGGGGTGGTGGTCATCGAGGGGGAGTTGGTTTATTGCTGCTATCAGGTTTCGTCTTACTTGCTCGTTTCGTAGAAAGAATATTTGTTTATCCATTGGCGGCTTCCTCTGGAGGCTCGACAAACTCATCCGCTAGCCGATATATTCCTGTGATTATTACTTCATTCAAACCGTTATAATCAATTACCCACTGTTGCAATTCCATTAATCTTTCATGACTAATGAATTCCGATTCATCTTTATTTCTATGGTAAAAATTACCAACGCCGTTACCGCCCTTGCCGTTGTACTGATAAGTAACGAGCCAAACCTTAATTGATTCTGATGCTGTGGTCATAGTGGCTTCTCCGGCGCCGCGGCTAGCATGGCTTTAAAGATACCAGTGACACATTCAGCGCTTTCTCTGCAACTGTAGGGCCAGCCCTGACGCTTCAATACTGCTGATGAAAGTGCATCCCATGCCCCAGACTCAAAGCCAGCTATGACCATATCCTCTGTAGGCCAACCTTCCGGTATCTCCGGAGAGTTCAACTGCGGGGTGGTGTAGATGGGTAGATTTTTATGCACAGATGGCTGAGAAGACCAGTCGTCATCTAGAGCGTTCCCAGCTTCACCATAATAAATTACTTGATTACCGTTATCCCACTCACAAAGATAACCAACAGGCTCAGCCCTCTTTGCAACTAACGCGATTCTTGCCAGTGCTGCCACATCACCGCATTGAGTGTGGTCTGATTTAATGAAATCGTTTAACTGCTCCACTGTAAAACTATCAAGCTCTTTCATATCAATGCCTCATGACCTAAACCTGAATCAGTGAACGTTAATACAACCTTTGTCGGGTCGGCGCGCCGTGGTAATTCGTTTGGTTTGCAAACAATGAAACCGACGCCAAATTGTTCCGCATCTTTTTGCGCTTTTGATACCACTAAAGCGATTCGGGCCAGTTCCATTTGCTCGCTTCGAGTTAATCCGTTTTCTAGTGGCTGACGAATAAACTCTTCAAGTCTCTCTACAGTGAGACTATCTAATTCTTTCATTGTGTTAGCTCCTCAACACGAACGGACATCACGCCAGACATTTTTTCCATGCTGATATCCTGTTGCGTCATTCGCATACAAAGTGGTTTCCCGTATGACTTCTCAATTAGTGCCAGCACAGAGCGCCCAAATTCAGCGGCTGCCGCTATGTCACCATCACCGGCCGAAAAAGTTTCATCCTGTACAGTGGTGAACATTTCAGTTCCCGTTGATGAGATTTGAAAATCTATCAGCCCCCGGCTTTTTAGTTCCTCAGCGGCATTCATTACGGCATTATCGAAATACGCGTCTGTTTTCATTCACTCTCTCCCTTGATTCGAATACCGGCAGACCTGATTGATTTTGAACAGGCTGACCTCATGCATTTTGCGGCCTCAGCAAACCCTTGATACCAATCAGCGTTAGACCCGAGAACTGGCAATTCAGGCAACTCCACTGAAATGCTTTCGCGCGCTGCTTTCCATGCTTCAAAATACTGTTGTAACGGCATGTTCCAGTAACCGCCATCATCAAACTTTTCAGCAATCATCGTTTTGCTTTGGGGCCACCAAGTAACCACCCAAGCTTCAAAGTCAGACTGCGATTTAGTTATGTCCATCATGATTTCACCTCTTCACGCTTGCGGCGCTCATGGAACCAGTCGTAAACATCACTGAGTTCTTTATCGATAATTTTAAATTCACGGTCGAAGTAAACCTGAGCATCAGTTTCTTCGTCTGGTGCAAATTCGCCGGGGCCAAGTAGCGCGTTAAATATCCATGACATTGCAACCTTGTCGCCCTTTCCATGCTCTGCTTCGATGCAAGCCGCTTGCATAGCTAAAAGGTTCTTCCCGAAAATCAAATCAATCTCTTTGATTCTTTTGCGGAGAAATTCGTTTTCGTCTTGCAGTTGTTTTATTGTCTTTTCCATCATGATTTCCTCGTCATGTTCAGCTTGGCGCGGAGTGCGGCAATGTGATCCAGTGCTTTCTCGCTGCTGACCGGGATGTGAAGCTTAGGGATTTGCACCACCGGCGCGGGGATTGGCTCACCAGATTCAATGCGCTTCGACATGTCAGCCAGCTCTTTGCCGCAACGTTTCCGTAAGTCCTGCTCAGATAACCCCTGCACTCGCTGCTGTGAATAAAGCTTTGTGACCATCCAGTAATCCGGATTGCTGGGCCAAGGGAACGCTTCTGCGCTGCTGAACATATCCCTCCGCTTGGCATAGTCCATCACCGTGTCATAAAGCTCATCAGCATCAGGCAGTCCAGCCACCTTCAGCGCACCTTTCTTGCACCATGCAATGAATTGACCGGGTGACGGCCAGAACGGTGATTCACTAGCTCGGGCATGTTGCATACCAGCGGATAACTGCTCACGACTGCGAATACCGTTTTCAGCAAAGGCGGCGATCCACTGACGCTTGGCAGCCACTTCATCAGCGGGGTTGCGAAACGTGGTTGATACGGCGGCAGGGAATACCTGCTTCAAATTTTTGAATAGTGCATCCACCATTTTTTCAGCTTCGGGATTCACCATCTTCACGGCTTCTGGCGCAGATCCAACCATACGGGCCAGCGCAGAACCGTCTCGACTATCGATAATGCGAGTTAAGTTGCTCATATGAACTCATTCTCCCATGCCTCTTTGTCGTTCCAGTGAGCCTGATTATTTACGACTTGAGTCTGCTGGATGATTGGATACTTCGGTTTGAACAGGCCTTGGTAGCTGTTGGCTATGCTGGCGTCGATTACGGCTGATGGGTCGTGCCCTTCGTCAAAACATTCTTTCAGGAGGTTGAACGCTTTGGTAACGGTGAGCATCGACTTGATTGGTTTCTTCGATTGTGACCGGTAACTAACCCACTCAATCCAAGATTGCTTGCTAAGCCATTCAGGGATTTCTACAGAGAGAGGATCGAACCCTTTAACTTTTCCCCTCTGGGGGATTAAGGGGGTATTACTATTTTCTTTTATCTTTAAAGTATTTCTTTTGTGTGTCTCTAACTTCGAGACTTCATGTGTCTCTATTTTAGAGACACTTTGTGTCTTCAACTTAGAGACACTGTCTCGTTTTTGGAGACTATTAGTGAAGTGCCACGCTGAAAGCTCTTTGTTTGGGCCGATTCGATTACCGTCCATCATCAAGCAATGCATTGAAAGCAATTCTTTTTTTGCCTTGTTAACGTTCTGCCTTGAAAGGCCGGTGAGTTCTGCTATCTGGATGTCAGCGATCCTGTCCAGCTTCTTCTGAAAACCGTATGTTTTGCGTATTACGGCAATCATCACCTTTAACTGACGAGCAGTTAAATCAGCTCCTGCAATGGCCTCTAGCAGCTCGTTAGCGATGCGGGTATATCCGTCATCGGTATCAGCCACTTTTTGCTCCTTGCCGCCAGTGGGAGGCGGAAATTGAAGTATTTCTGCTGTATTCATTTGGCCTCCATGCGCTCAAACTCAATTACCCAGCACCACGGATTAACTTCAAAGGTGTTGTCTGGATAAATTCCATCCCATAAATAACGGAACCACAGCCACGCATCCAGAGAACCGCCAGTAGCTTCACGCTCTGCTGGGTAACCCTCTGCCATAGCATCGCCAGTACTGATTGTGTTAAGCCGCTCAACACGAACGCCAGTGATCAGCAGGTTGATGCGGGATGCCCAGCGCGGCATGTGGATTGATGGTGTCCATTTGATGGTTTCGCCCCAGCCCTCCTCCAAGTCTTCCGTCTTGTGAGTTGCTCGGTAAGCTAACGTTGATTCAGTGCATAGCCCGGCAGCGAATGCCTCTCGAACCCATAACTGATCGCCGGGCTTACCGAGTGGACATGAGAAAGTGTTTGAGCGAGGTATTGTTCCGCACGCATCAGTCTGAGACCAAAAATATTTCCCGTTTTCGCTACTATTTTTTGACTCAATAATACGGCGAAGTCCTAGGTGTGGATTTTCTGGCTGAACCTTCATAATCCGGCGAGTCTGCGTCTTGCGACCACTGAGAATGGCGTTGACCATCTCGGCATTGAAAAGTATTGGCTTCTCGTTCATAATTACCCCTGTGAATTGATCCAGTTAAAAGTTCATAGTGAATTGTTCAGAGTCCCCACCTAGCCGTGGGGATTTTTGTTTTGCGAGCAACAACGCCACTGACTTAGCCAGCCTTGCCATCTCGTCATCAACTACTCCCCATTCCAATACAGCCAGAAGCATTGATATCTTCGGAATGAAGCTTTCTTTCCAGCGTGATATCTGTGACTTATCCACGCCTACAGCGTCAGCAATGTCAGTGACGCCTCGTAATGCAATCTTGTTCAGTAGTTGGCTCTCAATGATTCGAGCCTTGTTGCGTGTGGTTGCACGTTCCATTGCGTACTCTTCCCTTGTTAGATGTTGTTACGTGACAAAGCTGTGAGCTTGTCACTTTGGTGTGCTCCGCAAGCGGCAGAGCTGGCCTGATTGTGTAAAGAGCGGTAGTGCTTAAGCTGCGTCGCTTACGGATTTCATGTATCGCTGCGGGTAGAGAATTTGCATTTCGGTAATCATTCCGTCGTAGAACCGAGAAAGCTTTTCTGCCATTTCTAGGGAGGTAATTTGAGTGCCTCTTTCAATTCGGCTTAGGTTCCCGACATCGCACTGAACAGCTAGTGCCACTTCTGCAATTGTCAGTTTTTTCTCTACACGCATTTTCCTCAGTGGTGTTTGCATATTTCACTCCTTTAAATGCGCTATACGCATATTATGCGATAAAGTAAGTATGCGCAAGGCGCTTTGCGGTTAACGCAAAAAATGGGTTCAATAGAGTTATGAAAATAGGTAATCGCATTCGTACTCTTCGCAAAGCGAAGAAGATGACAATTCTCGAACTAGCCACTGCTATCGGTAGCGATGTGGGGAATGTGTCACGACTGGAAAGGGACAAGCAGGGCTACACGGAGGCAACGCTTACAAAAATTGCTGATGCTCTGGGGGTTAAAGTGGTTGATCTATTTAGTGAAGAAGTAGTGGAGCCTCCAACTAAACAACATACCAATAAATCTGACTCTTACCGCGTTGATGTTCTTAATATTTCTGCAAGCGCAGGTACAGGGGTTGCTCTGAAAGATGAGTTTATAGAGACGATAAAATCAATTGAGTATTCATCAAGTGAAGCTCGTCTGCTTTTTGGAAATCGGCCACAAGAAAACATAAAGCTAATTGCTGTGAACGGTGACAGCATGTCCGGTACCTTTGAGCCAAGAGATCAGATTTTCGTTGATGTGAGTATTAACTATTTTGACGGGGATGGAATTTACATCTTTGTTTTAGATAACGATTTGTACGTAAAAAGATTGCAGTTGCAGCACAAAAGGCTGGCTGTAATTTCAGATAACAAAAAATATGAGACTTGGTATATCGATCAGTATACAGAGGCAAATCTCAATATCGTTTCCAAGGTTCTGATTAGCCAGTCTCGCGCATACAAGATCCACGGCTAACCCACTGCTAGCCCACAACTAAAGAGGTGGATATGAAAGAGTATGTACCGCCCATCATTCTTGTGGTGATAGCGATTATTGGGCTTATATGTAGTCACCACTCTTCAGAATGGTTCGCGATTTCGGTTAATGATGCGCTTTCGATTACAGCTTAGATTGGCCCACTGCTAGCCCATAGAGGGGTGGGAGCACCAGGCTTAAACCTTGAATTTTGCCCATTAGCCATAACATTATGAGATGTTGGGCAGGATTTAATGTATTGAACTACTATTAATGTAATATTTTTTGTAAAGACTCTATTAACTCTGCCGATTATATGGTTATTAGATACTCAATAGATAAGAAAAAAGAATCATCAAGTTACGCTTGGCGGAAAGTGCATAAAATGCTTTTATTCGGTCAATGCAACACTGATCTATTGAAATCAACATTGATAAATGCCATATAAGGAGTATAATAATTGTCCGTCAATGATAACGAATACTTGTCTGGTTTGGTTAAGCCTGAACTGGAAGCGTCTGTAGACGAAAAGAAGTTATACAACATTAAAATCGCCGTAATAGCTCTCATTGAATTTGTTACGACGAGTCTAGATCAACTGGGCATAGATAAGCTGCATGAGCTTGTTGACCCATCGTTGGATGAACTGGAAGAAATCATCATTGGACTGGAGCTGGAAGCAGTAAAGTTTGAGGACTTAAACCTTAGGCAAGCGCTGTTGCTAGCTAGAGTTCTAATCAATGACATTAAACAAAAAAATCCAGAAATGTGCGCCAGCACTTCTACCATGTTGAAAAAAGCACAGTTTCTGTAAGTTGCAACCACTAACCGGAGGAATTTATGTCAAAACAAGAAAGCATTAAGAGAATGGAAGCTCTTGCAGCTCGTCTCAATGCTATTGTTGCTGAGATGACTGCTCGCAAAGAATTTATGTTGCAGGATATGCACCGTAAAGCTGCTTGAGCTTAATGTATTAATCAGCAAAACCCGGCCCCGCTGCCGGGTTTTTTGTGCCTGTAATCTTGCAATGTAAAGAAACTCATCTACGCTAAGAGCACAACATCAGGGATTACAAATATATAAACTTAGTCTTTACCTTTGCCCACCGCGTCCCGTGTGGGCTTTTTTATGTCTGTAATCAGCCTTCTGGCGGTAATCTCAGAATATCAATAGCTAGCTCGACGGCTAAAGTTACCTGTTCCTCCTGATACAGTACCTCTATCATCTCTGCTATCGAATCCTTCGACACCTCCCCACTCTCTATTAGTAGCTGCATCACAGCAGTACCGATAACTTGCGCCACTTCCGGCCGCTGCTGCTCGAAAAACTCTTGTTCGCTATCCATATCTCACCCATCAAAGAATAAATTTCACCCAATTTAGCACACTTTTCACGCCTGATAGCCGGTGCGAAGGGTTACGTCCGCATATTGGTAAAAATAAATATGCTTACAGTTCAAGTGAATAGCAAATATGCGAATGATATTTATAAATATGCGTTTGACGCATTTGCGTTATGCGCATATAGTCATTCCATCGAAACGAAACATCGATGCGGCAGACAGGAACTACTCGCCGCGCCAGTCAGGACGACAGGCTGCTCATTAACAAAGCGGGGAACGACAGCAGAGATGCTAATCAATCCTCGTGACGGACTTCTACCGCCGCTTGCGGTAGACCAAAGAGAAGTTGGCTTTGGGATGGTGAATAGCTGGAGCTAACGACGGGTAATGCCGCGGGACTGAGAAAGCTATCGAGAGCGCTGTGATTGAAATAGGCACAGACACCATCACCAAAGCCAATCACCGGAGGTAACCATGATTCAGATAATCACCAAGCGTAAGAAAGATAACGCCAAGTCTCGTCGTTGCCGCCAACGTGGTGAGCACTACGCAGCATACAAGGCCGAGTGCGATGAAAGTCGTGCAATGGCAAGCCGTATTGAAGCAGCGTTCACAAAGCTCTCTGAGGGCTGCACATTGAGGGTATACAAAGCAACGATGCCTATTCCAATTCGCAGCACAGAGCGACCAAGCGCGGACAACATATGTTTGCCTGAAGTAGCTAAGTTTGCAGCAGGCTTCCGTAAGTCAGAATCATTAACAGCGAGATAAACATGAAAAAAACATTCCTAGCATTATCCATGCTGGCTTTAACCGGCTGCGACAGTGCCAGCAACGTAGCATCAAAAAACCTATCTACCGCCTCAGATAACTTTGAGATTCAGCGCAGATTCGTGTTCTACAACGGCATTACAGGCGATTACATTCTCACTATTGAGGGATTGTGCTCGAAAGACAACAGCAGTACCGAGCGAACCCTTGGTGTCGTGTGCAAGACCGGCCCGAACACATACAAAAAACAGATGCTTGGATTATCTGACAACGTGACTTGGTTCATGGAGCAAATCGACTCTGTACCCGTTAGTGAGTACCACTATCGCGTTATTTTCAGGCCGTCAGTAATCATCCCTGACGTGGAAATTAAATAGCAGAAATCGGGTGTTCGCAAAGAAGCCCACCACATAGTTAAGGGGTAAGAGAATGGAAACGAAATTTTTAAGCGACGGAAGAAAGGTTGTTATCGTCGGGCAGTTGAACAATCAAGAAACCATCGTACAGGAAGTGTTTGTTACTGCGGCGGGTGATGAATTGCCGGGCGGCGAGCGCTTTGTAGTTAAAAGCCTCCATGATGTACCGGTAGAGTCTTACCTATCAAAAGAAAAGGCCCGTCAAGAATCGGATCTTGCTAAGGCTAAAGCAGCGATCGAGTCTGTTAATCGTGAAATTTCCGATACTCGAAACAAGTTAAGCCTGTACCGCGACATGCTCAAACAAGTTAAAGCCTTTGCTGATCATATTGAAGAGCAAGACCTGAGTCACTTCGTCAACGTAATGACCGGGCAACTTAATTACGCAGTGCAAGCTGATTACCGAATTCCAAAAATAGAAAAATTCTCAGAGTACATGTCTGTTATCGATAATTCTTACGGCAATAAGAGTTATCAGGGACTTAAGATGATGTCGGTTCTCGGTAATTCAGATGGCAGAATCGATCTTCGCGTTAATCGCTGGGGTGATGGGAGTGGTAGCTATTCAGATGTCACTTTCTTCAAAACCTATGAAGAAGCGAGAGAATTTGTTAAATCTTCCGCACTGAAACTTCTAGAAAGCGGTTCGTTATCTGTTGAAGAATTACAGCACCTCAAGAGAATTGGGGTCGAGTTCAACCAAGATGAAATGATGAAGATCTGCTCCAGGCTAGAATCGAGCTGCGATAAGCACCTTGAAAATGTAACGGCGACATTCAATAAATCGAAAGAGAAAATCGAGGCTGATAAGGCCTATATAGAACAGCAAATCAATAGCCTATAAGCCGCCTAATTGGCGGTTTTTTATTGGCGGGTAAATGAGGAAAAATGATGGTGGAAATCAAAGAAACGAAGGATGTTTGGCTAACGGTTACCAATAGCGATTTAACAGAGGGGCGCGGGCGACCGGTGATTTTGTATGTGTGTGACAGCCCAGTAACAGCAGATCGACTGGGTAAGAAAAAGTCAGTTCAGGGAAGTGACGCCGACACCATCAAAGCAACAGCGGTAAAGATTGGTACTCGCTGGCTAGTTCCTTGGGAAATCGTACCAGAAAGCGATGCAGATAAAGTGATTAGAAAAAAGAATGAGGCACTCGACCAGATTATCGAGAAGATGCGCGAAAAGGGATTTTCGTCAGATGAAATTGCTGCCTTAACAACTCGCTAACCACCAGTGACCTTACCCCTGCCACTTAACCGGTGGCAGCAATAAGACCACTAGATGAGGTGATGTATGGCAGGTGAAATTGAAACAGGCGGATTAGCTTTTCCGTTTAATGACATTGGCGGGGATTGCGACCCCGGCATGACGCTCAGGGATTATTTTGCAGCCAAGGCGATTGCTGTAGCGTGGTCTGCGCTGGCGGCTGGTTATTTTGAAGCTGACGCAGAAAGCTCGGCTGACAAGATGGCTATTTGTGCATATCAACTAGCAGACGCAATGATTAAGGCGAGAGGGTGAGATATGGGTGAGAAACAAATTCCAAAAAAATTGCCTGACTTTATTTATGCAGTGGGCAAAGAGGCCGCAAGAAGTTCATTCGTGGATTTTCTTGAACATTGGGGTATTAGCGAAGATGAGTACGCGGAAATAAGTAAATTCTTCTCAGAGCTTGGTATCAAAACTTACTGCTAACCCTCCCTACCCCCACCAATCCCCAGAGTAAATAACTGACAATCGTCGGTGTTTTGCTGTGGGATAAACACAAGGAAATGAGCATGAGCATAGTCGGTTGGTATTACTTACACGTAAATGGCGACCTTATTTATAAACCAGACCCAGAAGCTATTGCAGATATTCGAGATTCAGACCTTGCTCGATGCGCATGGGCAGTTGACCCACATGATAGGAAAGGCGCATGGGAGCTTCTGGTTGAATCAATGGCTTTGGGTGCCAAAGCATCTCGCATCAATGAATTAGCTAGCAAATGGAACTGCAACGATACAGACGCAGATAAGTTTGCCGAAGTTGTTGGCGTAGAAATTGTAAAAGACGGTAACTCATGGTGTGCCCATAAAAAGGACTTTGTGGATTTACAAGAATCACCCGCTGGATTCGGTGATAACAAATTAGAAGCTATGGCTGATTTAGCGAAAACCCTTGGGATTCAGGGCGGACATATCTGGCGCAGCACATTCTCTGATTTAGTTGCTGTAGCCGTCAACACTCAAAAATAAAACTAACAACACCACTTCAATATTCACTACTAATCAAAAGGTATCCCTATGCAATACGCCATTGCAGGGTATCCCGCATCGGGATGCTCTACTAACTATTTGACAAAAATTCAGCATTCACCAGCCTACCGCCTCACATCAGCCAGCTTCACTCCCCCACCACGCAAAAGCTTGCTGGACAAGATAGTTGAGTTTCTACGCAGTAAGGGGAATCCGCTATGAACGTCACCCGGATTATGGCTCTCGATAAAATCACAAAGGGATTTGATTATCGCGATGAGAAAGCGCTGGAAGCGCGAACCGCCGAGCTGAATACCGAAATAAAGATTAAGCACATTGAGGCGCTGTTTAAGCAGGTCGGCTTCTGTGACTTAAACCAAAAGGCGCTTCACCTAATGCTTAATAACTCTGACTTCCAAGAAATGGCATCTCAATTTTTATGGGACTCAATGCTTATTGCTGCGAAGTACGAGCGAGCAATGATGATTGACGGGCATGAGGAGGCGGCGTGATGGCAAATGAAATGATGCTTTCCCCCCAGAACTTTGAACAGGCACAGCGCTTCGCAGAAGCGATAGCTGGCAGCCAGTTTGCACCATCAAATTATAGAGGAAAGCCAAACGATGTTCTGATCGCAATGCAAATGGGGGCGGAGCTTGGATTTCAGCCCATGCAGTCAGTGCAAGGGATTGCAGTAATTAATGGCAGGCCAAGCGTATGGGGTGACGCGCTGAGGGCATTAATCCTATCAGCGAGCGACTTGGCAGGATTTGAGGAGTATTACGATGAGGCAACACAAACGGCCCACTGCAAAATAAGCAGAAAACTCCAAACAGGCGCTATTGCTGTTTTCACCGGGTCATTCAGCGTTGTAGACGCTCAAACTGCTGGGCTATGGAATAAAACTGGGCCATGGAAATCATACCCAAAACGAATGCAGCAGTGGCGGGCATTAGGCTTCTCAGCGCGTGACGCATACGCGGACAGACTGAAGGGAATTCAGTTGGCTGAAGAGGTTCGGGATTATGAACCAGAGGAAAAGGTTGTTACCCAGCATAATGAATCGCCAGCACTGGAAAGCAAAATCACGGAAGAACAAAACAACCGAATTAATGAAATCCTCATTGGCGTTGACTCAACGTTCGAGGACTTAAAGAAAGCCTGTAAAACCCTGACCGGCAGAGATATAGAAAATCAGTTAGAACTAACCAGCGTAGAAGCAGGAAAGCTAATTTCAAGCATGGAGCGCAAGTTAGCCAATAACAAGGAGGCCGCAAATGCTTAGCGATGCAATAGCATCACAGCGGCTTGGCTTTGATATTTCCGCTATCGAGCAAGGAAGCGACGAGTGGAAAATGTGCCGATTAGCTTGCATTACAGCTTCAAGAGTTGGCGATATATTGACAGAACCAAAGTCAAAAAAGGACAAGGATGCAGGCGTTCTATCTGGCATGGCTGAAACATACATGATGGATTTGATTGCTGAAGTCTGTACGGGAAGGATCCCCGACGAAATACCCGCCCGCCCCCTACTTTGGGGGAAGAAACACGAAGAGGCTGCAAGGTTTCTTTTTGAGTTTGAAAATGACCTGACAACCACCCAGCCGCCTATTTATTACAAGGATGAATCAATGCGCTGTGCATGCTCACCTGATGGCATGTGCAGCGATGGGCGAGGACTTGAGCTGAAGTCACCTTACACATCATCTCAGTACGTTAAGTTTCGCCTTGGCGGCATTGAGGCGGTAAAAAAAGAGTACATGGCTCAAGTGCAGTATTCGATGTGGGTCGCAGGATGTGACCAATGGTGGTTTAGCAATTATGACCCACGCATGCGCCGCGAGAACATGCACTCAATCATCATCGACAAAGACAACGAATTCCAGGATGCCTTTGAGTTGAAGATACCTAAGTTCATTAAGACCATGGATGAGGCGCTTGATGCTTTAGGATTCAAATTCGGTGACCAGTGGGGGAACTTATGACCCACTCTCACGACAACATCACTGTTGGAAATATAACACTCGTTTATTAAGGCAAGCACCGCGGCTGGATCACCCCTTACAACGAAGTCATTAAAAACCCATTTATAGCGCAACGGACTGCTGAGCGGATTAACTCAAATCTGAAATTGTCACTCGCTGCCAACGGACTGGCAGCCTAATCCCCCACCCCATTACCGGCAGTCAATCTGCTGAGGAAACAGTTATGTCTGAAATGAAGGAATTAAAGCGATTCATTTATTCCGCAACGGTAACCAGCGGCAGCGGATCGCAAAGCTTTTATATTGACGCAGAAAGCCGAGAAGAGGCAGACGCACGAGCGGCTAATAATGAATCAGATGGCATGTACGCTGACGATTCCGAAGTTACTGACCTTGACGCACTTGATTATGAAGACGAGACAACGGTTGATGATTTTGGTGACTTTCCGCTAATTAGTCGAGAGCAATCACTGATAGCCCAACTGGAAGCGGCGCAGAAAGAGCGTGATGAATTCCGGCTGGCTTTTCAGCAGAACGAGCAGGCAAAACAGGAGTTATTCGCACAAAAAGACCTCTTAATTACAGCAAATCTGAATATTTCGCGCCGCGCCGAGAAAGCAGAAGCCGAGTTATCAGCGGCAAACGAAAAGCTGAGTAAGCCTGTTGTGTTGCCAATAAAGTACAACCCCGCCGTCGCGGGGAATAAATCAACAAGAGCTAATTTTATATGGCATAACGACGCAATTTCTTATTGTGCGGATGCAATCAAAGCAGCCGGTTTCACGGTGGAGGAGTAAATAATGGATTGGCATCAATACTTTATCTACGAGCCAAAAACTGGATTATTGCTGAATAAGATATCTCGATACAAGGCTCGAATTGGTACCCCTGTTGGATTCTCGAATGGGAAAGGCTATCTACAAGTAACACTAAACAGGAAGCCATACAGGGTTCACAGGATTATTTGGGAAATGCATAACGGCCCAATACCGGAAGGAATGCAGATTGACCATATCGACCACAATCGCGTGAACAATAGGCTAAATAACCTGCGAGTAGTCACCAATAAACAAAATAATCAGAACCGAACCCGACCATCTAATAACACTAGTGGAACAATTGGAGTTTATTGGAATAAGTTTTCAAGGAAATGGCATTCAATAATTGTTGTCGATGGGAAAGAAAAGAGCATTGGGTATTTTGATGACATCAACAACGCTGTCACTGCCCGTAAACAAGCGGAACGGGAGCGAGGATTTCACCCCAATCACGGAATGCCAGCGGAGGATAAATGCTAATCGGCTTTGTTCTTCTCATTACTTCCTGCTTTAACGATAGTTGCAACGCCCTACCAGTCACAGAAGATATCTACCCTACTCAATCCGACTGCTTAACCATCTCAACGCTGATTAAAGAGCGCAGTCCAAGCGTTGTGCTCATGTGCAGCGAAGTGTATAGATAACCGCGCTATAATCCTCCAAACGAATAGGAGGAAGCCATGAGCTACAATCTCGCTGATAAACCGCAAGAAGATAAAGACAAGATGGCTGTGGACTTAGCCGCCAGCGGCGTTGCATTCAAAGAACGCTACAACATGCCGGTTATCCCTGCTCAGATAGAGGAACAGCAGCCAGCGCATTTACGTGAGTATTTTCGCGACCGAGTGAAGCACTATAGGGAAGTAGGTAGAACGATGGGTAAAATGGAATATACCCCGCCAGAAAGAAAGTAAGCACACCATCTCAATAAACCTCGCTAATGCGGGGTTTTTTATTGCCTAAAAACGGAACTCTCAGTAAACGGATTTCACTATCTGGAGTGTCCCTATGTCATCAATCATCGTCAAATTACCCCGCACTTACTTCACTGCGGGTCGCGTTAGCACGGATGAATTAGCGCAAATTCTGCATCAGGGATTGTGGAAACGGTACGGCGTAATGCCTGCCGATGTTGTGGTGTCGCTACATGAAGGCACTCATATCATGTCGTCTGGCTGCGAGCCGGATGATGTAAAAACCATTCTAAATCTGTGAGGTTGATATGGACGATATCAGCGAACTAATTCTGACCGTTGCCCGCGCGCCGGATGACGGACGTGACCACAAGGAAACCTATTTGTGGGACATGAAAATAAAGCAGCGACTACGAACCGGCGATAAATCAAAGAGACCGGTACCGCGGCAAGTTGTCCTGCCAACGCCAGTTAAAACAGTGAAGTCAGTGAAAGCGAAAGTGAGAAAGATAATGGAGGCGGCATGAGTGACTATGGCGGCAGCCACACACCGGATAACTTGAAAGATTTATGGATGACCCCCGCCGACATATTCACCGCATTAGATATTGAGTTTGGTTTTTACCTGGATGCGGCAGCCAGCCACAAAAGCGCCCTATGTGCCCGATACATCACCGAACAAAGCGATGCACTTAATAGTGCATGGGAAAGCTACGGCGCTATCTGGTGCAATCCACCCTACTCCGATATCTCACCCTGGGTAACCAAGGCGGCTGAGCAATGTAAGCGGCAACTCCAACCGGTAGTGATGCTTGTTCCTGCTGATTCATCAGTCGGTTGGTTTAGCCAAGCTCTGCAATCAGTGGATGAGGTGCGATTCATTACTGATGGCCGTATATCGTTTCTGCGTTCTGACACTGGCAAGCCAATCAACGGTAACAACAAAGGTTCGCTGTTATTCATCTGGCGGCCATTCATCAAGCCTCGCTGCATGTTCACGACTGTTAAACGCGATGAGCTAAAAGCGATTGGGCAGGAAATATTAACCGGGAGTAAAGCAGCATGAAGAGAAAAATATCAGACGGTGCCTGGTTCTGGATATATCTCATCGGGTACACAGTAGTAGCAACGCTCTATATCGTTAGTAATGCGGGGTGAGCGCATGGAATCGACAATAGAGAACGCAATCAGGTCAGTAGCTCGATGTTGTAGAACGGAAATAATTGAAGCCATGGACGGCAAGCCACTTTCAGAGCACGACAAGCTCATCACAGAAATTCTCGACCGCCACGCAAAAAAATCACCGCCCTACCACCTAACACTTTCCCGGCTAAACGCTGGTTGAGCTATTACGTTCGTCAGATTGATAAAGAGATAAGAGGCCAGATATGACAATCAATAAAGAGTCACTTAGCCCTGACTCGCTAGTAGACATGAAATTTATTACTGCGGACACCGGCATGACGTCCAAATGGTTTTATGATCTGATTAAGCGAGGGGCATTCCCAAAGCAAATTAAGCTTGGACGAATGTCTCGTTGGAAGTATTCTGATTATCTTGCGTGGAAATCGAACCTGGAAATCGAACCACGGAAAGCAGCATGA